TCCCAGACCTTGAATATTGGTTTTGTCCTCAAAAGAAAGAAACAGAATCAGATACGTTAGAGTTAATTACAATCACCAAAGAAATTAAAAAAAGGCTGGCGGACTCACTTGAACAAAAATCTGAACTGATATTCGATTTTGATGGTCATGTTTTGATAGACGGTGTTTTGGGGAGGCATTTAGCAAGGAAGTGGAAGTTGAGGGTATAGAAAAAAGGGAAAAATGCCTAAGACGGTTGCAGAGAGCATGCTGAATTAGGGACAGTGGATGACGGACACCACATTAAAAACGGCTATCAATAGCATGTGTGTCCCCTCTGTAACTGCTTAGCTAATTGAAAATATGGGAGAAATTATGACTGATAAACATTTTACGATGGATGTAACCGCAGAAGAATTTTTGGCATTAAGACATGAACTTAATCGCCTTCGGCAACAAGCAAGAGATTCGTCTTGTCAGAGTCGAGTCAATGTAGATGTAAGACTACTCAAGGGTCGATCTACAGAGTCAGGACATAAGCAACAAAAAATAAACTCATTTAAGAAAAGAATTGAGGAATTGACTGAAGAGAACCCTCGACACCTGCCTCAATGGACATATGCCGACCTAATAGGAGCAGCATATCTAATTGAGGAATATTCTTATCAGTTAGACTTTATTACTCGACTGGAGAAGGCATTGTTGAGGAGGGTTTGAGTATAATGACTGAAAGGAGGGGAAATTTCATGAAAGTAGTATACGATTTAAAACTACACGAAATGCTTACTCTTGAAGATGGTACAGAAGTTAGACGAGTACCTGGGGGATGGATATATACACGGTTTCAACTGAACCAAGCTTTATTACCGAGTGGAGATTGGGTTGAAAATTATTTGCCCACATCGGTCTTTGTGCCAGTGCCAGAATATATGCGAGGTGCTTATTTAAGGGGTGAATGGAGCTAAGCGAATGAGATACACTTTAAGGCACAATCAATGGAATGAAATAATGAAGTTTTTAGATGCCATTATTGACAATATTGGAGCAGAGATATATGACAATCGGTGTGGCAAGACATGGGATGTTGGTCAGGCTGTCTGTGCAGAGGCATATGGAGCAGATTGGATGAACGACCCGACTTCTCAAGAATGGAATCAAAAAGATGATACAGAACCACCAGAGCCATATTACTATGACTGTGCTAAAAGAATGGCAGAAGGTTATATTCCTGAATGGGTAGAAAGGAGTTAATAAAAATGGATAAAGAAAAAGCGGAAGGTTTGGTAAAGTCTCTAATAGACGCCGCCTATGATGCAGGCTATTATAGTGGAATGAAAGAAGATGGTTCACCTCACCACTTAGAAGCAATGAAAAAGCGGAATGAACTCGGGGTTGAGATAATTACTTATCTGGTAGGTGAAAGAGAAAATGAACAAGAAATTAAATACCCTGTTAGGCTGTGTATAGATTTAATGCATTTCAGCATCTGGGGAAGTAAGAAAACCGAGGATAAAACAGCATATGAAATAAAGAAAATGCTGTTGAACTTCTTTACTCAAGAGGAAATAGATGAAGCATTGAAAATTTTGGGAATTGGAGGTTTCAGGAGAAGATAAATGATAAGACAACATCATCATCTCAAGATTGAAGCCCTCTATTATCAAGCGATAGAGGAAGGGATTAAGACCTTTGAATGTCGGAAAAATGACAGAAATTATCAAAAGCATGATATAATCTCTTTTACAGAGATGGCCAATGGAATTGAAACAGGAAAAGAACTAGGCCCCTATGAAATTATCTATATCCAGCACGGCCCTCTATTCGGTATCCAAGAAGGATACTGTGTTTTCTCGATAAAAAAGGTGAAATTAACCAAGTGTAAAAAATGTGGTAAAGAACCCCAGCTTTTGGAGTGGACTCCCCCTGATACAGATCAGAAGTTTTGGGTTATAGAATGCTGTACGACACTTTACTGGCAGAGTTCATTTGAAAAAGCAATAAAACAATGGGAAGAAGAAAATTCATAAGGAGAGAAAAACGATGTGGCCTTTTACAAAATGGCTCTCTATAGAATGGTGGAAATATCTTTTCGCTCCGAGGAATAGCAATTCAGACCTTGGCAGAATTAGGACTGCAATATGCAGAGTGAGAAATCATCCTGCAGGGGTGTGGTGGTACAACCCTGGTGGCATAGAACCAAATATGCATTGTAGGAATTGTGGAGATGACTTGGGTTAAATATAGAGAGGAGAAAGCATGAAAACATTAGCCTTATCCATAATCATATTAGCACTCACTGTTATACTTAACTTGCTGTTTACATGTCGTATACAGCAGACCCTACTCCATCGAATAGAGGAGATAGAGAATAACTATCAACATCTCTTACACCGAATGAATGTTATAGAATATCCAGAGGTGCTGGGGAAAGAAGATACAGAGAGGCGTAAATAATGAAAAACCCGTCCGAAGTAGTTAAAGCAATATTGGACATTGGATATGACCCCGTTGAGCCAGAAGCTGTTGGGGAAGGAGCGCAAATAGTGGATGGGCAATGGTACATGCCCAGATGGGGGTGTGATACGTTGCAGCATGTTGTTGAGATTCTTTATATATTAAACAGAAAATAAGGAGAAAAAAGAATATGGAGAAAATATATCGTATCGTAAGAAGGGAAGGTTATCATGTGCACGAATATCGGTTTTATAGCCTTTATAATGGCATGAGAGGGGTGTGGCACAGCACCAGAGAAGCGGCTATTAAAGAGGGAGAGGCTCATCAGAAAATAATACTGTCACTGCATGCACATGGAGAGCAGTCGCTGAGTGGTCTGACAGACAAGGGGGGAGAGAAAGATGTATAAACAAAAATTACTTGACAAATAGAATATATTTCATAGTAATTTAAAAGATTATTAAAATATAACCGTGAAAGTAAGTGAATACTCCAAGCAAATTAGGAAGTTGTAAAATGATTAGAAGATCAATTTTATCTATAAATGAAGCAAATGAAGGTAAATTAATCCAATTAGATTCCATTGCATTTGAAATGCAAAGAGTTGTTAATCTTTTTATTGATCTAATTTGGGAGCAGAAAGACTTCTCTTCTAAGTTTGTTAACTGCAAAGTTGATACTTGGTTATCAGCAAGAATGCAGCAATGCCAAGCAAGCACTTGAAATAGTTAAATCACAACGTAAGAGAAGAAAGAAAACTAGGCCAATTTTTAAAAAATTCTCTTTTACTCTTGACTCAAGGTTTACAGATTTTAAAAATGGGAAATATTTTGATTTATGGATCCGTTTGTCTTCTATTGGCAAGCGAATTCAGATCAAGCTTCCAGTAAAAACACATAAACACTTCAATAAATTCAAAGACTGGAAACAAAACAAGTCAATACGTTTGATAAAGAAATATAATAAATGGTTTATTGAAGTTCTTTTTGAGAAAAAAACGCCCGAATTGAAACAAAAAGGAAGGGTTGTTGGGCTTGACTGTGGTTACAGAGAGCTTATCAAAACATCAGAAAATAAATCTTATGATGATGGCATGGAACAAATCTATGAAAAGATTAGTAGGAAAAAACAGGGGAGTAAAGCCTTTAAACGGGCTTTGGTTGAAAGAAATAATCTTATAAATCAAAGTTTAAATAAAATAGATTTATCTAATATTCGTGAACTGGTTGTTGAGAACTTAAAAAATGTAAAACATAAAAGTAAAGGGAAAATACGAAAGAAATTCACAAACAAATTACAGCGTTGGAGTTATGTAAGGGTCTTACAGAAACTCCTCCAAATGACTGAGGAAGCCGGTGTCTTGTTCACAAAAGTCAACCCAGCTTATACAAGCCAGAAATGCTGTAATTGCGGAGTCATTTGTAAATCAAACCGTAAAGGGAAGGTTTATGAATGTGCTTGTGGTAATAAAATAGATGCGGATCTAAACGCAGCTATTAATTTATCACACATGGGAGTTTATAGTCCTCATGCCTTACAGCCGGTTCCATGAAACACTATGGGAAAGGTAACTATTAGGGGTTGTGACTCGGCTATGCGATACAGTTGATAAAGCTGGTACAAAATCACAAGGAGGTAATTTAAACCGTGTATAAAGGCCAAGTAAAAAAAGTCCCTATTGGGGAAGATGAATATGGTTGCACGATTTGGGAAGATGAAGAAGGGGAAATTATTTACACAAGCCCTTCTGAATCTATGTTTATAGCAGCTGATAAAGAAGACTGTTGGGAGCATATGACAGAGAGAGTAGGCAAAGGAGGTATTAAAGAATGAGAACAAAGAATGAGATATTGAAAATGCTGGGAGAATGCCAAAGCCTTAGCAATAAACCTGAGGGGGCTTGGTATTTAGAGTATGCAAAACTTGAGACTTTGTTAGACATTAGAAATTTACTAAGCAATCTAATAGAAACAATTCAGAAGATAGAGATCAAAACTAAAAATGGTTGAAAGAAAAATAGCTCCAATGAAAAGGAAAGGAGACTTAAATGTGGACAATAAAACTTAAGGGACTGTGGGGTGAGACACTGTTTAAAGAGGGTGAAAAAGACCCATATGTAGAGACATCTCCTGCCGAAAACACTATCACCGATGAAAGATATAATAGACCTGATAATACTACTACTGATGGACTCTATTTAGGAAAAGATCTTAAAAAAACACAAATGCCCCTTGACAAATGAAAATTAATGATTATAATAGAAATAGGCCAAAGATGCGAAGAAACCCATGCGGGACAAGTGAGCCAAGTTCGTAAAGAAACCCAAAAATACAAGTGAGCCATTATCAGGAAGGAACCCACAAGCTTAAAGCGAGCCAGTCGTCTCAAGAAACCCACAGCACGTAAGCGAGCCATCTTAAATAAGAAACCCATTGACAGGAAGCGTTTGAAAACAGAGGAAAGCAAAAATGGAAAAAGATATATATAAAGTTTGGTTGGAACGAGAAAAGTTCGAGCTGCCGCTGTTTTACCATCTTTTTACAGATGCTAAAAAGGCTCCAGCAGCTGTAAAGCTGTTGGATATGTTTGATTTAAGAGTGGTGGAGACAAACCACTTGCCTTTTTTTGACTTATTACCGAAGTGAAAGGGAAGCCACACTGGATGTGAAACATTAAATTGAATATTTTTGGTTTTACCTCTTGACAAATGAGAATTAATGGTTATACTAGGAGATGTTATGGAAACAATAAATCTTGATGAATTTGAAGAAGAGTTAAAAATAAACAATGCAAGCCTGTTCTCCCTAGAACGGGAGCTCCTTTCACATCCAAAAAAGACAGCGAAATATTTTAGATGGCTTGCTGAAAGTGTGCGAGAGGTAGATAGACTAACTCTAAATTTGGAGATTGTAGTAGCAGAAATTTTAGATGAATTTGATAAGGAAGCAGAAAGAAATAAGAAGCCTCTTTCTGCTTATGCTTTGGATTCTTTACGGAAAAGTAAAGTACCTCTGGATAAGAGATACCAGAAAGTCAAGAAGAGACTCGCCGAAGCTAAAGAAACAGCAGCTATTTTAGAAGGTTTTGTAGAGGCATGGAGAGGGAGAGGATTTAGACTGCGGGAGCTAGTTCAACTAAGCTCTGATATAATGTTACCAGAGCCTCGAATCTATCAGGGGAAGGGAGGTGAAGCTATAAAATTTGGAGAGGAAGATTTTGAAACGAAGCTTGGCAGAGCTTCTAAAATTTTGCAGGAATGAAAAATATACTGTTTATTATGATAAAGAAATTGAAAACAAATCGAATTAAAATCAAAAAAAGACTTGACAAACAAAAATTAATGATTATAACTAAACGTAACCAAAAACAGATTGAAAACTGAAAACCAAAAACAGAAAGGAGAAACGAAATGGCAAAACAAATGAATAAAGACCCTTGGGAATTAGATATAAGTGCCCAGTCCGAGATTCAATCGGAGATTAGGGGAAGGCGACAAAGGACTCTCTGCCCTAAGGTCAACAAAGACATTGGGGGAAGATGCTTTGTATGTGAAAAGGTTCAGTCTCTATTTGATAGTGGGGAGCAAGACAAAATTGATATGGCAAAACGCCTTAGCGCAAAGCCAACAATATATGTTAATGCGGTACTTCCCAGCAACCCATCAAAAGTAGTTATAATTGAACTTGGTATCAAAGCTGCTAATGCTATTCTTGATGGAATAAACCTACAGGAGTGGGGCAACATTACTCACCCTAAGAAGGGAAAGGGTCGGGAGATAAAGATTACCAAGAAAAGAGGGAACGGAGGATTTAATGAGTATCCTACTAATCCTGCTCTTAATCCAGCAGACTATGATGTTCCTGATGAAACTCTTAATAGTAGGTATAATCTTTCTAATATGTTGGAGCTTCTTAAAACAGAAGACATCCTCAACGTAGCTACTCTAAAAATGGATGAGACTTTGACCTTTAGAATACTACCTGCATGGGATGATGGTAAAGGAAACAAAAAGATTATGAAACCGATGTGGTATCATTGGGGAGTTACAGAAGCAGAGGTGAACGGTGAGACTGCTATATTAGAATATAAAGAGGAAGATACTCAAACCCTGTGGGATACAGCGAAGGAGGAAGAGAAAGTAGAGAAAGTGGAGCAGACCGCAGATACAGCTCCTTCTGCTGATGAAGAGCACGAAGCTTGTTTTGGTAATGAAGCATGTTTTGATGAAAATGATGAAGAGTGTAAGAATTGTAAGGATTTCAAGGCATGTGCACGTATAGTAGCAAAGAAAGCGGCAGAGAAGAGTGGAGCCTAATTATTGAGGGGAAACAGAAATGGAGGATGAAGAGGAAGAAACTGATGAGGAGTTTCTCAAGAAAGTAAAAGAAAGAATGGATAAGAGACTTGGGTATGTAGAGAAACTAAAAGAAAAAGTTCTGAATAGGGGTGATACCAATACCGCTGTGTGTGGCTGTGGAAGACCCCGCTAGGTTAATTGACACACTCCTATTCTTTTTAACAAGGATATTTTATGCATCTTAAATATCGACCAAAAACATTTGCTGAATTTGTAGGTAATTCTTATCTCAAGAACTCTCTTCAGAATATGGAATTGAATAAGCCAATCATGTTTGAAGGAGATGCTGGTTTGGGGAAAACAACTCTAGCCTATATCTTAGCAGACAAATTTGGTGCTTCACCTGAAAATATCACGGATCTAAATTGTGTGTACTATTCAAAAGTGGAGGATATGCGGGACAGATTAGACAAGCTGTATAAATCATCTTTGTTTGGTAATGAGAAGATTTTAATACTAGATGAAATTCATGAGTTATCCCCGAAGACACAACAGGTATTATTAAAACCATTAGAGAATTTACCTGATAATGTGTTGGTTATAGCATGTACTACTACTACAGCCAAACTAATTGGGACACTGGTTGAAAGGTTTATGAGGTTTAAAGTACAACCTCTCTCCTCTTTGGAAAGTAGTAAACTACTTGATGGAATTTGTAAAAGAGAGAATATTCTTCTTCAGAAATGGAAGAAAGCATTACTAATCTCTAAGAGTGAGGGGATTCCCCGAAGACTTCTGATAGGGTTAGATAAAATAAAAAGTGTAGAGGATGAGGTAGAGGCTAAATATCTGTTAGATATGACCTCTCTTGAAGAGAATGGTGATGCATTGGACATCATGAAATTAATTATTGGAGGAGGGGATTGGACCCGTATTAAAGATGTGTTAAGCAGAGCCTTGAAAAACAATAGCCCAGAATCTCTGAGAGTGGGTATGTTAAATTTAATATCATCTAGATTAATATCAGATTACTTGAAGAACAAGGAAGAGGGAGAAAGATTATCTAGGGCATACGACTATTTATCTAATACTGGTTACCCAGAGAAGAGTAGTTTGATAGTTGGATTATATAGATCATATCTGATGTTTAATTAGGAGAACGTTATGGCAGAAGAAATTAAGACAGAAAAGCAAAGTAGTATAGAAATAAATAGAAATGCAAAAAACGAATATTCTTGGAAGATTAAGATTTATTACGATGAAGAAAAAAGGGATTGGACAAGTGTAGTAACAGTAATAAGCGATATTAACAGAAATTTAAAGGAGAGATTTACATAGGGGGTAAATAAGAGATGGACGAGCAGGAAATAAATGGGAGTCTGGTACAGTTTTAGATCCATTCATGGGCGCAGGTACGACTCTTCTTGTAGCAAAGAAATTAGGGTGTAAAGCGATTGGCATAGAATTATCAGAACCCTATTGCCAAATAGCAAAAAAACGTTTAGCTCAGCAAAGGTTGGATATTTGAAAGGAGGCTTAATGTTTGACAAATTCTGTAAACGATTCTTACCTCTATACATCCGCTTTTGGCCGACAAAATATTGGTTGGCTATTTGGTGTGTACGAGAAAGACATGCTAAATGCTATACACTACCAGCCAAATATGATACTGCATGGAAATGTCTCAGAATTACAATTAGGCATGGCGACTATCACTCTCAGCTAATTTATACTATTAAGCGGGGATTGGTGTAAATGATTTTACCAAGATTAGGGAAGTGGAGTTCTTCGGCAGGAATGTGGTTTATTTGGGAAAGATTATACCTATTTGGGTATAGATGGACACCATTATGTAGGATTCGGTTTCGATATTTAAGAACACTGCGTGAAGTAAACTATAATAGATAGGGAATGAGCAATTATGAACCAGAAAGTTAGTAACACTATCTTTAACATTCTTCTCCTCATAGTCGCCATCATGGGTACGCCTATTGCTTTTCTTTGGTACGGCATGAAAGGTACTATCCAGTGGTGGCAAGACCTTATGCGGGAGTGTATGTGGAGATGATAGACTTGACTGTAAATCAGAATAGAATTACTGAAATAGTAACTCTAATTTTAGAAGAAGCTAAACAGAGGAAAAGCAAGGTTGGGCTTGTAGCAGATATCTACGCTGTGTCTATGGAAGTGGATCGCCAGGTAATTGAGGTGATGAATAAATTAAAGCAAGAGGAAAGAAATGAGTGAACCACTAAAAAAATATGGGCTAATTGTTGTTGATCCACCCTGGCAGGTAAAGAAACTTACACGTAAGGCAAGGTCAAAACAGGTAACAATGGATTATGAGACTATGAGCATACAAGAGATTAAGTCTTTACCCATAAATAATATTGCTGATAATAATTGTTGGCTATTCCTATGGACTACACAAAAGTTTCTTTTTGATGCAAAAGAGATAGCAGAAGCGTGGGGCTTTAGTTACCTTGCTACAGGTGTATGGGAAAAAACATATGGTAAATCTGCTGGGATGCCATTATTTGGTTTCAGGTGGAATGTTGAATTTATATTGGTTGGGTATAAGAGAAAACCTGATTTATGGCCGAGGCGACCACTAATCCCTTTGGCCTTTTCAGCACCAAATATTAAGCATTCCCAAAAACCAGATAAATTTTATGAGATGGTAGAATCCTTAGCTGAAAATAAAGTTGATATATTTGCAAGGCAAATGCGAGAGGGCTGGGATGCAATAGGATATGACATTGATGGGAGGGATATACGAGAAAGCTTAAAATTGCTTGCAGAGAATAAAACTTTTGCTTAAGGTTAGGAAGGGGTTCTCTATGATACGATATTGTTTTAACTGCAATAAGAAACGAGAAGTAAAAGTGGTTGGTGAATACAGCTGGAAAGGAAAGAAATATCCCATATTCCTATGTCAGTGGTGCAGGGCAGCTAATACAAAAAGAAAAAACATGTCAACCGATGGAGTGGGTGATAAAAACAAGGGAGCACCTAACTATAATTATCAACAGAGATTTCGGAGTAAATCAATTAAAACAGAGAAATTGAGATAGATAAAACTATGACTGTTAAGTGTGCCGATAAATGATGGAGGTCTGGGTGGAAAACTGTAGTTATCCCAGTTCAGAGGAAAGGATACGGTCGCATGGAGGCATGGCAGGCTATAGTGGCAATCCTCCAGTGTCGAGGACGTATGAGCCATATTTATTGGCACACCTGATAGAATTGACTGTGGGAACCTGTGGGGTTCAGGATTACCTAGAGCATATATGAAGGTTCGTGAGCCGAGTAGGGGGGGTTCTGTCCCCTTCTCACAGCAGGTTAGCCATAATCGTTATGTGTGCATCGAGGGCATATTGGTGTGTACCAGCCGGAGGAGCGCATCTTAATAATTGATAACAATTAGATATGAGCGACCTGGACACGCATAGCAAATGGGTAAGCTTGATGAGAAATAAATGATGGCAATAGAAATGAAGGTATCAAAATAAGTAATTGGGGGGCGTCTTAATTAGGGTGGGAGTCATTTATTTCTCGCAAGTTGCCCTAAATGTTATACTCTAGACAAAGGAGAAAAGATATGAGTATGCAATTTGAAAAGCCAATGAATGAAGAGACGGTTGAAGCAATAAAAAAGGCATTTGGTGAAAAAATAGTAGTCATGGACAGAAAAAATGTTCTTTTGGAAAATCTGTCGATGACCCCCCAGAAAAAGATGTCGGCCATAGCAAAGAAAACAAAACAACTCGTTGCGCTAAATCTCCACGATAATGGTGATATTGTGGAAATGTCGGATGGCACAAAATATCAGGTAACTGACAAGGGATGGAGAAAGATATAACAAGTCGTTTTAGCAGAGCACAAAAGCCTCCCGCTGAACTTAACGTTAAATGTCTTACGGCAAAGTGTAAAAGGCTGTTCACTAGGGGTTTGAATAAATATGGCTAATAACACTACAGATATTACTGAACTGGTAGTAAAAGAAATGGTGAGAGAAGCATTTGCAAGAGGCAAGATGTTTGAATTTATCATTGGCTTTCGAGATTTCTGGGGAGAGAACGGTAAAGAGTGGGCTAAGAAATACGAAAAAGTAGCTAAAAACGAGTTTGCAAAAATATTGAAAGAGCTCTGATCAGCTACTTGACTCTGATGGCAAAAGGCCACTGCAGATCAGCCAATATGTTATACTTTAAAGAAGGAGAAATAATATGTGGCTAAAAAACTTTAACGAAATTGCACAGTGTTTTTTTGAAGATGGTAAATTCCATGGTGTTCAAATTGTCAATAACAAGCTTTACATTGATGGTAAGTTAACCTATGTAGATGTAAATCAGGCTTTCCAAGATGTTCAAACATTCGACCGTGTACTCAGTAGAGAAGAAACAGAACTATTATACAATCAATCAAGGACGCTATCAGAAATAGAATATCCTTTGAGATTGTGTGTTGAGTTGCTTAGTTTTTCAATGTGGAATTGTAAAAAAACAGAGAAAATGAAATATAGCGAAATAAGAAAGTTGTTATTGCAATTTTTCAATGAAGATCAAATCGCTAAGGCTCAGGATATTTTGATTGGAAAATGGCGATCTAATAGTCCAAATGAGCCAGATAACAAATAATGGTAGAAGAGAATGTAGGGAAAGCAGTAAGAACATGAGAATATAAAGGTTGGCTTTCGGGGGGACAATATGACTAATAAAGAGATTAATTTATCTAAAGTAACAGAACTTCTAAAGAAGAAATATTCTGGAGTATCAATTGTTTCTTCTTCCAACGAAGAGGAAAAACTAGAAATGGTCTCTACAGGGAATTTAGCATTTGATTTAATTGCAGACGGAGGAGTTCCTTTTGGTTCAAGTGTTGAGTTCATTGGTTTTTCTCAATCTGGCAAGAGCCTTTTTTGCCAGATCATTTTGGCCAATGCTCAAAAAAAGTATGGAGCTATTGGTATAGTAGTAGATAGAGAAAAAGCTTTTATGGATAAGCGAGCTAGGGAATTAGGTATAGATACAGATAAGGTTATCAGAGCTCTTCCTAAAGATGTCTTATTAGTTTCAGATGCTTTTTCTTTTATCCTAGATTCCATAGAGGTAATACGTGCTCAGGATGAAGATAGACATATAGTAGTAATAATAGATTCAATATCAGCTTTTGATAAAGATGTAGACTTAGAGAAGTCAGATTCTGGAAGAAAACAAAAGAGCACTAAAGATGGTCTGAGAAAGTTGTTGGGATATATAGATGATAAGGTAATGGTCCTAATAGTTAACCACTTTTATTATGCTGTAGGTGTAAGTTTCGGAGATCCTAAACGAGCTAGTGGTGGGGAAGGACTTAAGTATTTTAACACGGTTAGATTTGCATTAGAGGATAAAAGAAAGATAATAGATGAGAAAAAAGGCAACGAAGTTATAGGTAGTTGGTTGGGTATTGAGGTCATAAAAACAAGACTTGGTCCATGCTACCGAAATTGCTATGTTCCTTTTTTCTATGAGAGTGGAGTTCCCTATTATGGTGGGTATGCAAGATTGTTAGCAGATAGAAATTATCTAGTACCTAAGAACAAGCAGGAGTTTAAAACTATGAAGTCTCATACTTTAATTTATAAAGACAAAGAAAAAGTAAATGAGTTTGAGATTGAATCCTTTTTGGAGAAGCATTCTGAGTTAAGGTTTGATAGGTATCCAGAATTTTATGAAGGAAAAGAGTGATGAAAATATGAGGAAATGATATGAAGCCTTACTTTGAGACCAGGTTGGGAAAGCTTTTCTGTGGAGATTGTCTGGAAGTAATGAAGGATATTCCTGATGAAAGTATAGATTGTATCATTACTTCTCCCCCTTATAATGTTGGAATGAATTATGGAACTAATGATAGAAGGAATTATAAAGAATATCTTTCTTTTATGAAAGAAGTTTTAATTGAGTGCTATAGAGTTTTGATAAATGGGGGACGTATGAGCATAAATTTACTAAGCTCTATTCTTCAAAGTTCTAAATCGAGAATGGCATATTTAACCTTAGATTATGTTTTGATAATGAGAGAAATTGGTTTTATAGACAGAGAATGGATTAGTTGGGTAAAAGCCCCTAACTTTCAACCCCCTGGGAGGTCTACTGCTTGGGGGAGTTGGCGAAGCCCAAGTTGTCCCTATTTAAGAGATGCCTCAGAATTTATTATTATAATGGATAAGAAAAATCATAAGAGAATAGATAAGAAAGGACAAAATGATATTTCTATAGAAGAATTTATGAAATTTACCACAAATTGCTGGTATTTTGCCCCAGAACGCAGCAGAATCCATCCTGCTCCTTTCCCAGAGGAATTACCTTACAGATTGACAAAACTTTATACTTGGCAAGATGATTTAATTCTTGATCCGTTTCTAGGTTCGGGTACGACAGCAGCTGCCTGTGAGAAATTAGGCAGAAGATGGATAGGTATAGAATTATCAGAACCCTACTGTGAAATAGCCAAAAAACGTCTGGCTCAGCAAAGGTTGTTTTCTTAGAGGTAAATTATGAAACCGTGTAATTGTAGAAGCGTGACTGATGTTGAAGAATTGGATGCTCAAGGTATTGCTTTCAATAATAAAAAAATAATAATTGATTCATCAGGTGTTATCTTGGAGATTGAACCCTATGTGCGAATAAAAATAGATCATAGAAGCTTCAAGAAATTTGCAGAATGGTATTTGGAAGACCAAGATAAAACTAACAAGCCTATATAACTGACTCAAAAAGATGGGCAACTTAGCAAAGGAGGGGACAAATGAAAAGGGATAAAAAAAAGAATAAGTGGATGAAAGGTTTAAATAAAAAACTAATAGGGTCAATATTAGAACTAAAGCCAGTATCAGTAGACTTCTCTGTCGAATATCCTAAGTTTGTAACTTGTAAGATCACAACTGAAGCTGGGGTTGTTGGTCAAGGATGGGCTATCTGTAGCATCCTTGATAGGTTTGATGGTCGTGTTGGTAAAAATAAGGCTGCAGGACGTGCTTTAAAAGCTCTTTTAAGGGGTGTTTCTTCTGATCGCATACGAAGTAACTATGAAGAATTTCCGATGACATGGACAAAGAGGCACATAGAGAGGGTGTTGGAGCTTTCTGGTATTTCTAACAAAAGTGTTTTAATAAGGAGGCAATATGGATAAAGTTGTAGAAGCTATAACTATATTTATAGGAGGTGTCCTAATACTAGGGCTCCTCTCAATACTCGTAGCCTGTCCAGTTAAATGGTGTTGGGACTACGTGATGCCTTATCTGTTTGATTTAAAAGAGATAAGTTTGGGACAAGCTTGGTGCTTAAGTTTCCTATCAGGGGTGTTTTTTAATTATCATGTATCTCTAAGATAAAAGAATAAAAATGGAGTTAGACGTTTTTTACCAAGATGATTACTGTACATTATATAACGGTAATAACCTAAATATTATGCGACAAATGGAGCCTAATTCCATTGACAGTATAATAACAGACCCTCCCTATGCATTAAAGTTCATGGGTAAAGACTGGGATAAGACATTGCCAAGTAAAGAAACATGGGTTGAGTGTTTACAAGTAGCTAAACCAGGAGCTTTTCTCCTTGCCTTTGGTGGAACTCGTACCTTTCATCGTTTGACCTGTGCTATAGAGGATGCAGGATGGGAAATAAGGGATTGTCTGATGTGGCTTTATGGGAGTGGATTTCCTAAGTCGTTAGATATAGCAAAAAGTATACAAAAACTACAAGGTATAGAGTTAGAGGATACTAAAATTGTTAGTCCGGTGTCGAGACCTAATGTTAAAGAGGATTTATATAAATCTGGGAAGGTTGGTAAAAACTTTACTATAAAAAATGTAACTACTCCTGAAGCCCAAGCCTGGAATGGCTATGGTACTGCCATGAAACCAGCATGGGAACCTATCGTAGTAGCTATGAAGCCTCTTGATGGTACTTTTGCCAATAATGCCTTAAAGTGGGGCGTAGGAGGATTAAATATTAATGGAGGGAGGATACCCCTTAACGGTGAAGCCCAACCTTCTGGTTCAGCTAAAAGGGTTTATAAGTCTAATCAATATACAGAGGCTAAGATATATGGTGATAATAAAATAACTCCGCCTCAAGGTCGTTTTCCTGCAAACCTTATCCTTGATGAAGAAGCAGCAGAGATGCTGGATGAGCAGAGTGGGAAGTGTAAAACAGGAGATAATGTAACTAATAGGGAAATTAAGGGGATGTTTGGTTTAGTATCTCAAGGTACTAATCCTGCCTATAGAGATAGTCGAACAGGAGCCTCTCGCTTTTACTACTGCGCTAAGGCCTCAAAATCTGAACGTGGGAAATATAATAAACATCCTGCAGTCAAACCTTTATCTCTTATGGAATATCTTGTTAAGCTGACCAAGACTCCTACGGGTGGGATAGTCTTGGATCCGTTTAGTGGTAGTGGTACGACAGGATTAGCTTGCAAGAAACAGAAACGAAAATGTCTCTTAATAGAGAAAGAAATAGAATATTGTAGGATAGCTTCTAAGAGATTAATTAGGTTAAACGGGAGATAAAAAATGAGCCTTAATTTTGTTACATATGGGGATATTCAATACTATACTAATCCATCTAAGTCCTATACGAGACCAGATGGTATGAATAGCTGGCTCTGGGAGCAAATACAAGTGACCCATCAAATCTTTAGTTATGCTAAGGATAATAATATAAATCTTGTGATATTTAATGGTGATCTCTTTGAGATAAAAAACAGAATTGACTTTGATACTTTAAATATAGTTTGGAGTTTATACAGAGAATACTCCAAAAGTTTTGATATTATAATGAATACTGGCAATCATGATTTTTATAGCTTAGATAGAAGAAAATCTTCATTGTTGCCTTTTTCTGACAATGTGAGAGTAGTTTGTGAACCAGAGGATCTCAAATATGATAGTACTCTAATACGTATTATCCCCTATGGGATGGTAGAAGGAAATCTATCTATCCCAAAAGGATTTAATAAAACTATATTATTTACACATGAAGATATTGCTGGACTTAAGCTTGGTCCGTCTGATTATACAAGTGGGGCAAAGTTAAAGAGCCAGATATTTGGAAGTTGGGATATCGTGTTTAATAGTCATATCCATAAACCTCAAACCCTTGGGAATATAGTGAATATTGGTTCTCCGATGGCTCAGGATTTTGGGGAGATAGATGATGTAAAAAGATTCATTCATTATAAGGATGGTGAGGTTATTTCTGTCCCTACAGCTTGCCCAAGATTCTTTACGTTCAGTGGGCTGAACGATAAGATTAAGAAGACTATTATGGGGGATAGCCGGAACTTTTATAGAATTGATGTAGACTCAAGGCTATTAAGTGATCCTGTTTTTAAAAAGTTTAATGTAAGTGTAGGTGAAATAAAAGTGAAGGAACGAGAAGTCCGACTGAAGAAAAATTTAAGGAAGGGGGATGAATTAAAAGAATATATAAAGATCTCAAAACCGAAATTGGATTATAGTAGACTTCTTAAAGTGGGGGAGGAGTTGGCAAAATAAATTGATTTTACCACTTGACAAATGAGAATTAATGATTATGTTCTAGTTTTAAAGGCAGAGAGCAGTTCCTATAAAGTATAATTTGGATACAACTACTGCCCGCCTTTTGAATAAAAGGAGCATAGGCAATTCCTAACAAGTTAACTGCTAAATTAACTATTGCTCGCTCCTTAATTTAAGGCAAATGGGGTTCCTATAAAAAATCATTGGGGATTATTACCCCTCGCCCTACCAATTGAAAGGAGGATAAGATGATGAGAAGGCAAACTGAAATAGTACAAAAGATTATTCTTGAGCTTACTGAAAAAGAGGCGAGGTGGTTGAAGAGCGTAGTACAGAATCCTCTTCGTGGTAATCCAGATGAAGAGCCAGAAGAGGAAAGAGATATGAGAGTTAAATTCTGGAACGCTCTATCGGACGTTGAATAAATTAAGCAATAAACTAAGAAAGGGGGAGGAAGATGACTTACTCAACACTACGACTGTTTAAAGCTCTACCAATAAGAGATAAAAGAAAAGAAAAGGTAAGTGAAACTTTACTTAAGAAAACAATACAGAAAGGTTTCATCTTCTCTCCTGATGTGGTTGCTAATTATTCCACAAAAGAATTGGTTGAGTTAACTGAGATAATTGAACAGGAAATTGGTCTTACTCCTGAACAGATGAATAACTCTTTCCACAAATCTTGGAAGAAGATAAAAGAGGCAGATATTGAGCAGTTATTTTTAGAGCAGGTGATTCATTATATCACTACGTATGGTTTTGAGCTTTTTGGAGTTTATAGCCCAGACTCTGTTTATATTCCTAGAGAGGAATTAGATATACCCGATATTGACAATATTAGTCTTGTTGTTATCAAGGGTTACACCAAGAGTGAGATTAAAGAGAAATTGATAAGCCTCTTAGCTTCAGGTATTGCTTTAAAACAAAACACAATAAATGATGTAGTTGATATAGCTCTTTGGTTGGAGCTAGATGTAGAGGAAATAGAGAATATCGAGAACAAAGAGGTTAGGATTGCTTTATATAGCTACCTAAATATAGTTCCTCAGAACCCTATTGAATTTCTTAGATATATTGTATATCAATCAACAGAACAGACCTTACTGATAAAGTCTGCTGAACTGATAAAGGAAATAAAAGGTAACAAAAATCTCAAAATCATTAAGCTTTTTAAGGATTATGATAGAGAATATGGATTGAAAAAACTGGCTGAAATTTTCCTGCGGTTCAAACCATTATTTCTTGCCTTCAAGACAAACCCACAGTTGAACAAGATTATAAATAAATTGAGGAAGCTGTCTGTTAAATATCATAAACCGATGAAACCAGATTATCTTAATGACATAACTTCTCTGATAAAACACGGTAATGAAATAGATATAGACATATTAAGACAGGAGTTAGATCGGGTAAATATTTTCAGGAAAATAAGATTGGCTTATGCATTGAAATTCAGAACAAAAGAGCATGATTCAATTCTTTTCCGTATTCGCAATGGAAAAAGCTATGCTACAGATTTTTCTTTTTTTGAGCGAGAAAAGGCCAAAGAAGCATTGAATATTGTTCTTGAGTCTATCATTGAAGATATTAGTGAGAAGGTAACTGGTAAGAGAATTTATATCCCTGACTATATACATTATACTCTTCCAGCAACCGAAAAGATGTTCACTGGCAACTTCCCATCTGGTTCTTATGTATCTGTTCCCAATGATATGATTTTTGGCATCCATTGGAACAATATAAACCATAAGAGGATAGACCTTGATCTATCCATAATAAATGCAGGTACTAAGTTTGGTTGGGATGGTAATTATAGGGATGGGGCAGGAACTATACTATTCTCTGGAGACATGACAGATGCTAGTGGTAAAAATAGGGCTACAGAATTATTTTATGTTAAACGACAGAATGAGGCATCATTAATAATGTTTGTCAATTATTATAACTTTGATGCTAGTATAGAAGTGCCCTTCAAAATATTAGTAGCAAAAGAGCAAGCGAATAGGTTTAAGAAGAATTATATGGTTGACCCAAATAACGTAAAAGCTATTGCTAATTCAACTATCAACCAAAAACAAAAGGTACTAGGATTAATAGCAACAACAGAGAACGAGTCTAAATTTTACTTTGCAGAAACTTATTTAGGTAAGTCAATAACATCAACCGGCTCTGAGTTTGTTGACCGTAGTAGAAAATATCTGTTTGATTTTTACACTAACACAATTAGTTTGAATGATATTTTAGAAAAAGCTGGTGCAACAATGGTAGAGGATGTTGAGAACTGTGACATAGACCTTTCACCACAGAAATTAGAAAAGGATACAATAATAAGGTTATTGATATGAACTTTAAGGAATGGCTAATTAAAAAAATAATTAAGCAGAATAGCAAGAGACCTCTTTGTATTTCAGAAATTGAAACCCCAAAGCGAAAGCGGATTACATGGAGTCAGGCATGTCTATCAGCTTTCCTTTCCTTGAGAGATGCTGAAGAGAAACGTCGTCATTTTGCAGAGGAGGAAGCTAAACGTATATGAAAGCATTTCTTGGCTTGTATTCAATAGTATTAGGCGTTTTATCTTTATTGATATATGTTACTGTTAGGGTATTAAAATGAAAATCAAAATCTTTAAAAGAGTAATACGTTATACATTCGATAGATCCCAAAGAGATCAACAAAAAGCGTGGCAGTTATTAGATGAATTAGAGCCGTTCCCTAACAAGGGCACTGAAGCCGACCACGAAATTGATGCCGATTAATTGGAGATGCAGCATGGAGACAATTTCTTAACCTTCTCGACTTCAAGGCAGCATGGGCCGGGGGTCGGACGGTTAAGGTCAACCCTGCCTATACCAGCCAGATATGTTCTCAATGTGGAAATAGGCATAAACTTGAATTGTCTGAAAGGGTATACCATTGCCCTATTTGTAATCTCCATTTAAATCGTGATGTTAATGCTGCCAAAAATATTTTAGTTCTGGGAATGCAGAGCTTAGGAAAAGGACGTCAGTCCTTACCCTTAGAAGCCCACAGCTTATAGCCGGGGGAGCATTCACATTTTTTAACTACTTCGGGATGAGAAAGGCATCCTTCAGAATCTACTATCTTTGGTAGGTTTTGTAAACCAGGATTAAATTATGGAAATAAAAGCAGATCACAGAATTGAATTTGAGATCGAGGGGGGAGGAGATTTTGTGATTCCCCCAATACCAAATCCATCTTATATTTATAAAGAGGGAGATAAATTCAAATTGTACCAGCCTCTCTCTGAAGAGAAAGAGGCTGTAGCAGAGTTTGAAGTAACTGCAATAAGTCATGAACTCTTTGATGCAATAGTTGGTGAACAGGTTATCATTTGCCATGTGAGGAAGATAAGTGATTAGAGTAACGCTTGAGATTGTACCATTTGGCATTGAGAGCCTGAAGAAAACTATAGGTAAAGCCAAGATTATAAATGATGGAACGGGTACACAGGCTGTAGGTAATTATAAAGCGATTAATACTACACCAAATGAGAGAATGAGGGTGTGGGAAAAAGGTGTAGTAAAAGGTTTCCCTCGTCTGGACATGTCAATCTGGGATCTAGTTTATCTGGCACTTCGAGATGTTGTGGGGGAAAGGAACGATGTACATGAGAGCATCAGTAAAATCAAACAAGAAGTTTGAGGTGGAAGATGAACTATGTTAGTTTCATAATTTTAATGCCTGTCTGGAGGATGCCTGCAGTGATATATTTGACCCTTAAGGTAAGCCTGAATTGAAAAAAGGAGTGCAATAGTGAGAAATTGGTTGATGAGTAACGAAGAGGCTGAATCTATTTCTATAAACGATCAAGATGTGCCGTTTAGTGTATTTTTCATGTGGAAAGATAAGATGATCACAATTACACTTACAAAAGGTGAAGATATCTTTAAGTTAGCAAAGGCATATGAAAACTTGCTGAAGAAACAAGGCATTCCATATAAAATTAAAAAGGAGGGGGTTAAATGATTCTAACAGATAAACAAGCACATTGGCTGGTTTACATTTTGCAAGATTCATTAAAAATGGATATAAAAGGTTATTTATCTTTGAGCCATAACACTCGACTTCGACTTTTGAATGAGATATTAAGTCAGCAAGACGACACGCCTGTTCAGATATTTGATAAAATAGATGATTGACTAAAATATGGAGATGGGGTTAAAATGTTTAATATTTATGATAGTGAGTGTCCTGTCTGCAGGGGACAGAAAAAGGTCAGAATTTTAGAAATTACAGAGTCTGGGGAAGTAGAATCCGTTTTTGAGTGGGGGTATGTACCTTCAGATAGTGAAAAGGTTGTAGAAGCGTTCTGCTCTGAATGTGGAATTAAATTTGTTTATCCACACTAGTAATTAGGTTGAAGGAGAAAAAATGACTATTAGGTTAAAAACACTAGAACTCCAAAATTTTAGGAGTTGGAAAGAATTAAATTTAACCAACTTAGATAGCAGAGGTCTCACTTTGATTCAGGGATCAAATGGAAGTGGGAAGTCTTCTATTAGACAAGCTGTTGAATATCTTCTGACAGACACTATTTCAGATTCTATTCCTCTGGAAGAGTTTCCTAGAGAGGGAAACACTGAGTGTAAAATGTATTGTAAGTTAGAGAAAGATAATGATATTATTGAAATAACAAAATATAGAAATAGCAAAAAGCACAAAAATGATACTATACTAAAATTAAATGGGAGTGATAGTTTTACTCATACTGACAGGAGGGATACCCAAAAAGAGATAGACAAGTTATTAGATACTAGTAATTTGTTTATGTCTACCATTTTTTCTCAGTACTCCTCCTCTTTTGCTGAAGCTAAGGACTCCCAGAGAAAAGATATATTATACAAGTTTTTAGATCTAGGTAAATATGACGTATTTCAAGACAGAGCAAAAGAAAAATGTAATGAAATAGAGCATAATATAAATGATAATAACATAAAAATAAATTATTATGAGAAAAGTATAGAGGAATTAAAAGAAGAACTGAAAAGTTATGATAACAAAATTAGTAATTTTGATGTAGAAAAAAGGACGAAAATAGCAGAACTGTTACTGAAAAAAGATAATTTGAAACCAAAAGATACTTCAGATTTAGAATCAGAAATAGCTGATTTGCATTCAAATAGAATTATACCGAATATAGAAGAATATAATACTATAGAACAAAATAGAAAAGAACTAACTAAAAACAGAATAGAAATACAACAAGAAATAAAACTTATAACACAACAATTAAATGAATCTGAAAACAATATATGTCCTATATTTAAAGATGAGTGCTCACGACTGACCGAAGAATCTAATAAAGTTAAAGAAATATATACTCCAAAATTAAATAAACTTAATAAGAAGAATACAAAACTTACACTTAAACTAAAAGACATAGAGACAAAGATTGAAAAGTATGAAAAGGAAATAGAAGAAGATAACAAAATAGTAAGACAGATACAAGAGCATGAAAAAGAAATAGAGAGAATAAGATATGAGAACGTAAATATTGAAAAAGAGATAATTTCTATAGATGAGAGAATAAAAGAGATTAGTGCAGAACAGAATCCATATGAAGAAATTAGACAAGGAATAAACGATAAGATTGATCAAACTGCAGGTTGGATTAAAGATAAGAAAAATGAGAATGCTAAATTATCTGATGAATATAAATATTATGAATTTTGGATAAAAGGTTTTGGTAAGCAAGGCATACCCAATCTTAAAATAGAGGGTATGCTCGGAGATTTAGAGGATTTAATTAACAGTTATTTATCACAGGTAAGTAATACATCAGTAAAATTATCAGCACAATCTCAACTGAAATCTAAAGAGAGTAGAGAAAAAATATCTTATAAAGTGATTGATTCAAGTGGTAGATCACGTGATTACCACAGCTTCTCTGGCGGTGAAAAACAACGAGTCAGGGTTGCTGATATGTTTGCATTCCATGAGTTGATGAGTGATTTCAACTTTCTATTTTTAGATGAAGTGCTTGAGGGGTCGTTAGATGGAGCAGGCTGTGATTCAGTGGTAGATCTTCTACGATTGAAGTCTCAGGATGTGGGTTCTATTTTTGTTATGTCTCATTCACAAATTCAAGACAGGTTTAGTAATATCATTAATGTTGAGAAAAGTGATGGGATTTCAACTATTGTAGGAGCTGGGTAATGGAACAATTAAGGATTACCTCAGGTTCTGAAGGGGGTGATGCCAAAGGTCTGCGTAATAAGAAATATCAAATCATTTACGCAGACCCATAACTCACCGTGGAGATATAACGACAGAAGAAATAAACATACACGATTCTGTGGGGGAGCGGTGGTTCATTATGATGTTATGGATATAGAAGATATAAAGAGTATCCCTGTTGGCACAATTGCTGATAGAAATTGTATGCTATTTTTATGGGCTACATTTCCAAATTTACAGGAAGCATTAGATGTAATAAAAGCGTGGGGATTTCAATATAAAACACTTGGATTCAGTTGGATTAAAACAAATAAAATCAATGGTCGACCATTTTTTGGGATAGGTTATTATACTAAATCCAATTGTGAAGTGTGTTTAATTGGAGTGAAAGGGAAACCTATTGTAATAGATAATACAATTTCAAGTGTGTTAATTCATCCTAGAACAGAGCATTCAAAGAAACCTACTATTGTTAGGGACAAAATAGTCAAATTGTGTGGTGATTTGCCGAGAATAGAACTCTTTGCTCGCTCATCTCAGAAATTTGAAAATGGATGGGTAAATGTTGGTCACGATGTTGACGGACAAGACATTAGAGATTCACTTAAAAAAATTGCTGATGGAACATACTAACAGGTAGAAGAAAGGCTGCCTTCAAAACCTATTATTTTTGGTAGGTTTTGTAAACCAGAATAAGGTGGACAAACAAGAAAGGGAGCATATTGTAGAACAAAAGTTAATAGTTCCCCCAGGAGCGATCTCAGTAGGGGTAACTTGGATAGATGGGAGAATTATCTTTAGACACGATAAGAAGTGGAGCCGATGCTTCTTTGGGGTTTGCCATTTCCCCAAGGGGGTGTTTGCTATTACTCCTTTAGATTGGGATAAGACAACAATGATCACTACCATAGAGGTTGAGCCTACACACCAATATTGTGAAAGGGCACACACATGTTTGGACTTTAAGTGCCCTTTAAATAGGTTTGATAAAAAGGCATTCATTGCTGAGTTTAAGGATATGGGGGCTTTTACATTAGGTTTACCTCAAAACCTGGGCAGAGAACCTATGTGGTTTAGTGTAGGAAAATGGCAGAATTTCTGGGGAAAATTGTGTTTAGTTCCTGAAGGTGGAGTACTAAGGTATAAGGAGGAGTAATATGAGAAGAAGAGAATTTATAAAATCAGTTCCTTTTCTATTCTTAAGTTTATTTTTTCCAAGAATTGCCAAAGGGAAAGAGACAGCAGGGGCGTCCTGCAAAGAAGCTATTTCTGTTAAACATTTTATTTCTCTTAAAGATGGTATGGGTGTACAATTATTGATAGCAGATAAAAATAGGAAAGTTATTAATTATGCTAGGCAAATTGATTTTCAATCAGACGAGTTCCCAATGTCTGATAAAGAAAGAGAGAAATTTCTGAAGAAACTGATAGTACGAGCTGCTCAAGGAATATTTCATGCTAGAAATAAAATAATGGATAGTGTAAGAAGAGAAGGACTAACATGGAGATAAGATTATAATGACAATTTCGATAAAATCGAGAAAAGCTAAGGGCAGAAGACTGCAGAATTGGATTGCCCAGCAGGTGTCTAATATATTAGACATCCCCTGGGGGAAAGATGAACTAATCCAAGGAAGAGAAATGGGGCAAGGAGGTGTAGACCTAAAACTCTATGGCAAAGCCAAAGAGCTCTTTCCTTATAGTGTGGAGTGTAAAAATGCTGAGAAGTATTCTATCCATGAATGGATAAAGCAAGCGAAGGCTAATCAGCTGGAGGGAACCGATTGGTTGTTATTCTGCAAGAGGAATAATGAGCAGCCTGTTGTAATAATGGATGCTAAGGTATTCTTTAAGATTTATAATAAAAGCTTAACCATAGCCGAACGGTAAGTTATGGGAATTAAGGCTAGAGTGCACTAGCACCCATGCTACTGCACTTCCTATTAGGCTATGGTTAGGATCATAAAAAAGGGGTCAACCTATGAATATATTTAAAAGGTGGAAAATACGAAAATTACAAGAATCTCTCTTTGAAGCGGTATTATCAAGGTTTGAGGAGGAATATAGAAATGAAGCAGAGAGGAAAGAGGGTATAGGTGTAATTCCAATTGCATTGCATTTATCCCCCTCGCAGATAAACCTCTTAAAACATTTTCTGTCTCAAAGTAGGAGAGGTAAGGAGGATGAGATCTTTAAAGAAGATGCTCTACATATGTTGGTATCTGATATTATGGATGAGTTTGTAGTAGGTACTATACATAATATAATATATGCTAAGAAATCTCCTAATGAAGAAGAGATAGAGAATTTGTCTATATTCTTGGATAAAGTGATGAGTGGGGAATTTAATGAAAAGAAATAAAACGGCTACTAGAAAAATATACAATTCTTCTCTGAAAGAAAAGAAAGAGAACTTTGATAAATTCGTAAAACTGATCAGGAACCAACTTGAGCATGGTGGGGATAAATATCAGCTATTAGAAGATAAGGAGATGACTGATCTCATATGCGAGTTCGTTCCTGGAAAGACTGGAGTTGACTGGGTGCTTGGGACATGTTTGAAGTACTTAGGTCGCTTCAAGAATTTTGGTCAGGAGAAAGATCTGCTCAAAATAACAGCGTATATGTATCTGATTTGGATCAAAGCAGGTTTTCATCTAAGCAGAACCCACAATGAGGACATAAAGAAAACTTGACATTTTAAAAAAGGTGATTATGATAAAATGGGGATTCGATCTTGATGGTTGTATAGTGAATATGATACCAATTCTTTTGGACAATATTGAAAAGGAATATGGTTACAAACTTGAGGTAAATGACATCATCAAGTACTCTATTGAAGAGTGCACTTCCCTATCAAAGGAACAGGTTGATAGGTGTGTCAGCTTAACAATTGCATCTGTGGATAGACTATTGCCATACTCCAATGCCATTGAATTTCTAAACTATTATCATAAGATAACTAATGACCCTATTATATTTGTTAGTGCACGTCAGGATAAGGAGAATACTATAAAGTGGCTACGCTTGCATTTACCAGAGCTTCCTTGGGAGGCTCATTTTGTGCGAGGGATCTATAAAATACAGCCTATTATCAGAAAGAATATTAAGGTATTTGTTGAAGATAGGCTCAAAATTGCAATTGACTTAGCAAGACAGGATATTAAAATCCTTTTGTTAGATCGTAGCTGGAATCAGTTGGACCTTTCTAATGTTGATAATATTATGAGAGTAAAGGATTGGGACGAGATAAAAGATTATTTTGATATGCTGAGAGGGTAAGTAAAAAACGAGTAGTCAGTAGAGACGTGATCTCGTACTCTTGCCCAGAGTGAAAAATATCGGATGGGATGGGCTCCCGATGCTACTGACCTTATCTTCTCAGCACCAAAAAGGGGATAAATGTGTTAGATAATTTTAAAAAAATATATGATAGGGAACTTGAATTTTATGAGTTAGAGGGAAGTTTAGCATATGACATTTTAAATCTAACAAGAATTAGAGCTTTTGTCTATGATGTTTGTAGAGCTTATGTTGATTCACAATCTAACACTTCGATGGATAAGGAAATAGATAAAAATTCAGTGTAGAAGCCACAAAGCTTGTCCTGCGAGGTGCTATTGGAGGAAATAGAATAATGTTTTTTTATACAGCAGATGAGCATTATAATCATGCTAATATTATAAAATTTTGCAATAGACCTTTTTCTAACGTCAGAGAGATGAATGAGACCTTAATCAAAAATCATAATGAAGTGGTGGGGGAGTCTGACATTGTTGTTCATGTTGGGGATTTCAGTATGGGGTCAAGAGGTTGGACTATGGAAAGAGTGTTCAAGCAACTTAAGGGGACTCACATTTTTATACGTGGAAGCCACGACAGATGGTTGGGGAAATCCCCTAAATCAGAAGGTAACTTTCAATTTGTTGGCTATATATATGAAAAGACCTTCAAGGATGAAGGTATACTCATAGTCGCTTGCCATTACGCAATGCGAACATGGAGACGCTCCCACTGGAACAGTTGGCACGTTTACGGCCACAGCCACAGCAGACTACCATCAATAGGAAAATCTATGGATGTAGGAGTTGACACGAATAATTACTATCCATACTCGCTTGATCAAATAAAGGAAATTATGGTGAATAAACCTGATAACCCAAATTTCATTTCAAAAAGTAAGAAGAAGAGTGATGAAAGATGAATGAGAAGGAGGAGGAGAAGGATGGAATTAAGCGCTAATGCCCAGAAGATAGCTGAGAGCAGATATTTCTGGGACAATGAAACTAAATGGGATCACCTAGCAGAAAGAATATGTAGAGAGAATGCTAAGAATGAAGGAGACAAAGCAGAGAAGTATTATGGGGAGTTTTACTCTATTATAGAACCTTTGGATTTTATACCTGCAGGAAGAATTCTAAGGAATCTTGGTAAACTGAGACCATCTACAAGTAATTGTAATTTTCTACCTCTGGAAGATAGTATTGAATCTATAGGAGAAACACTCAAGAATTATTTAATTATTTCTTCATATGGTGGTGGGAATGGGATAGATTTTTCTGCTTTGAGACCTAAAGGTGCTCCTCTTATTACAAAAGGCGGTAATAGTTCAGGACTAGTTTCCTTTATGGAAATATTTAATCATGCTGGGAAAAGAATAGAAACTGGTGGGGCGAGAAGAAGTGCGGGGATTGCCTTGTGCCATATCTCTCATCCTGAAATCAGAGAATTTATTAATGCTAAAATAAAGCACAATAAATTAACACAATTTAATATTTCAGTAATTGTAGATTCAGGTTTTTTAAAAGCGGTAGAAGAGGACAATGAGTGGGATCTTAAATTTGCTGGTAAAGTATATGAAACAGTAAGAGCAAGAGAATTGTGGGATATGATTCTTAATAATATGTTGGAGCATAGTGAGCCAGGTTTGATAAATTGGGACAATTTGAGAAAGAATAATTCATATTATTTCAGTCCAATTCGGGGGGTCAATCCTTGCGTGACGGGAAATACTTTAGTGGCTGTAGCAGACGGTAGGGGCAATGTTCCTATAAAACAATTGGCTGATGAAGGTAAAGATGTGCCAGTATTTTGTAGTGATAGTAATAATAATGTTACTGTACGTTTAATGAGAAACCCTAGAATCACTGGGTATAAAGAAAGAATTTTGAAGATAACCCTTAATGATGGGTCTATAATTAGATGTACTGAAAATCATGGGATCCTTATGCTTGATGGTACTTATAAGCGGGCTGACGAATTAAAAGAAAATGATAGGCTTCATCACGCAGTTAAATTTCATGCATCATTTAAAGATGTATTTCTTAGGGCGAATAGTAGATCACAAGATTATGTGTGGTGGAATGTTGGTAAATCTACAAATAAAGCAGAACACAGAATTATTGCAGAGTTTAATTTGGGTCGTAAGTTGAAACCTGGTGAAATAGTGCATCATAATGATTTTAATGGTCTTAATAATGAATGGGTAAATCTTGAACCTATGTTAAAAAAAGATCATGATAAATTACATGCACAAGATATGCTTGGTAGGAATAACCCAGTGAATAGGTTTCCTGAGAAAAACTGGCTTATTAAACAAAATTGGTCGGGTAAAAATAACGGTAGGTGGACGGGACTTACACCAGAAGAAATATTCCAAATAGCCATTGATTTAATGAGAAATATAGGAAGGAAAGTAACCAAGGATGAGTGGCAGAAGTACTGCAAAACAAATAGTATACCTTGGTCTAATTGTGCTTTTGGAAAATATAAAAGTGCTAGTTCAATGCTTAAAGCTGCCGCTAAAGAAGCGGGAGTATATATGAAAGGGTACGAGTTAAAAGCATATAGGAAGTTTCTTGTTCTTAAAGATACAACTGATCTTGATGTTTTTTTTGAGAACGGTAGTATTTGGGTAAATAAGCAATGTGAGAATTGTGGAAGAATTTTCTCTGTCAAGTGGCATAGGAGAGAACAGTCATATTGTTCTACTAGATGTGCAGGTACTTCTAAGGCTGCTTTTCTTGGTCAAGTTAAGTACGCAATGGAAAAAGGATATAAGCATCGAATGATGAATTATAATATAGTATCTATAGAAGAAGATGGATATGAAGATGTATACAATGGGACAGTGGACGAATTTCATAATTTTTATGTTATGGTTAGTGAGAGCAAGACAGAGAACGGAAAGAAAAAGTTCAATTATATCAACAACTTACAGTGCGGTGAACTGCCGCTCGAAGAGTTTGGATGTTGTAATCTGGGCGCTCTTGTGTTACCACATTTTATTATAAATAAAAACACTGACTGGAAAAAACTATCTAGGACTATTAAAATAGCTGTAAGATTTATGGACAACGTAATTGATCTAGCTTACTACCCAATCCCACAACAAGAAATAGTTGTTAAAAATGCTCGCAGGATCGGGCTCGGTACAATGGGTCTTGCAGACTATCTTTTTATGAAAGAGATAAGATATGGTTCAGAACGAGCCATTGCGGAAGTAGAAAAATTATATAGATTTATCAGAGATGAAGCTTACATAGCCTCTGTGGAACTAGCAAAAGAAAAAGGGGCATTCCCAAAATATAATAGAATAGATTATGCTAGTGCCTCTTTTGTTAGAAAATTACCTGCTAAAATAAGGATGCTCATAAAAGAAAACTCAATTCGTAACGTAACGTTGACTACAGCAGCTCCGACGGGTTGTTTGGTAGATGGTACTCTTATATCATCAGAGATTGGTACTAAAAGAATTGAAGATTATAAAAAGATTAATTTAAGAGTTGGTAGAGGAAGAAATTCTACTAAATCAGATTTTAAGGATGTACATATAAAAGCATATTATGATCAGGGGATCGCTAAAACTAAAAGTATAAAAACTAAACATGGTTATAAGCTTCAAGGAACGTTTGATCATAAAGTGAGGGTATTAACTGATGGGAACGGGTATAGTTGGAAATCTTTGGGTGATATAGAAAAAGGAGATTTAGTTGTGTTGAAGAAAGGGTTTCTGTACGACAAGAGACAAACATGGTTATCTGATCATAAAGCTGAATTATTAGGATATTATATGGCAGATGGTTGGTGGACTGTAAATGGAAGAAGTCATAGATTATATTTTGAGACTTCTAATAATAATGAAGCAGAATATATATCAAATTTGATATATAAGTCTTTTGGGGATGTGTTTAAAATCAAAGTATATAAACGTGATAGATTAGATAGTAAATCTGTGAGATTAGAGATTGGCAATAAACAATTATATGATTGGTTTCAAAAACATGGATGTATAAAATATGGAGCTATAAATGCTTTTATTCCTGATATAATATTAAGCGGTTCATTAAACAATATAATTTCTTTTATAAGCGGTTACCACAGAGGCAATGGTCATATAAGAAAGGAAGATAACCGTATAGGATTTACTACTATTTCAGAAACAATGGCCAATCAAATACAAACTATATTGTTGGGTCTTGGATTTGTATCTCATTTAAAAGAAACAAAGGAAAACAATTCTATTATTGAAGGTAGAGAAGTGTTTGCCAGAGGTAAAGCCTATAGAATTTCTGTAAACAGATATAACTCGGTAAAATTGTTGAAATTATTGTATAATATTGACGTGTCTTTACCAAAAAATGGAGATAGGGAATTGATCATACTAACTCCAGATGAATTAATGCATTTTAATAGTCAGCATCTTTCATATACAAAGGATAGGTTTTCATCTAATAATAATGTAATCTGTACTACTAAAGCAAATTATATTTCGAGGATAGATAGTATGAATTGGTTTGTTAAAAATGATTTATGTTTTGATGTAGTATCAGAAACGAATGTGTATGATAATATGCATGTAAATGATCTCGAAATATATGAAGATTCACATACTTATATAGCTAATGGTTTTATCACTCATAATACAACTTCATTATTGGCTGATGTTGTTGGTGGTATAGAGCCCTTACCCTTTAAAGGGTACTTAAGATCAGATCGTGTTAGTGATAGAATTTATATACACCCACTGTGTAAAGAACATTATGATAGTGAATGGTTTGTAGATAGTTATGATTTAAAACCAGAAGAACATTTAGAAATGCAATCCACTATAGCTAAATATTTGGATGGGAGTGTATCAAAGACTATCTTGTTGCCTAAATCTTCAACAGCAGAAGATTTAAGTAAAATATTATTAGAGTACATTTACGATCTTAAAGGGGTAACAGTCTATAGAGATGAGAGCAGAGAGAAGCAAGTATATTATAGGATGTCTAGAAAAGAGATAGAGAAATACATTAAGGATGAAAAAGGAGTCTCTGATTCTTTATCTGAAAAAGATGTGTCTTGCAGATCAGGGGTATGTGACATATAATGATTATAACAATACCAGCATCTAAGAAAGAGAAGTGGTTGAAAACTTGGTATGGTGCGCATACTAGCGGGGATCCTGTGGGTGGTGAAAGACTAATTAGCATGTTGATTGGAGTAAAAGGTTTCAAAAGAAGAAGAGTGAAGATATACAATAAGTTTGGTAAAGGAGATCTAAAAATTGAGGTGACAGAAGATGATGGACTGTATTAAAAACATTATGCTTGGGGCGTTAGCAATTCTAGGTTCAACTGTAGTGTCTCTTTTTGCTCTGTACCTTATGTTTTTTCCAGTAACGATTCCACTGACTTTGTTAATATTGATACTCATTTTTTGGTAAACACTATGGGAAAAGAAAAACTAGACCCTTACAAAGAAATACGCAGGAGCGTTCCTCCTCCTGGTTTCCCTTTTGGAAAAAAGAGAAGATACGACAAGGATAAGTTGAGGAGGGGCAAAAGGAAGGTTATTGAGGAAGAATTAAAAGAAATAAAGGAAAGCAAATAATGAAAATACGCTCACATGTTATGCAGCTAAGGCCAAACAATAAACGGGCTACATATTTACAGAAAGCCTGTGGCGTTCAACGGTTTGTCTATAACTGGGGGCTTGCTAGATGGAAAGAAGAATATGAGAAGGGAAATAAACCAAACAGCAGGGAGCTTAAGAAGGAGTTTACAACTATTAAAAGAGCCGAGTTTCCTTTTGTTATGGAAGTGACAAAATGTGTGGTTGATGCAGCTTTTGAAAACCTCAACAGGGCATTTATAAACTTCTTTAGAAAGAGAAGTAAGTATCCCAAGTTTCATAAAAAAGGTATTCACGAATCTTTTACAGTGGATAACAGCAAATTTGTTGTTGATGGTAAGAAGATAAGAATACCGAGACTCGGATGGGTACGAATGACTGAGGAGCTGAGGTTTACAGGCAAGTTAATGTCAGCTACAATTAAGCAGAGAGCAGGTAAGTGGTTTGTTTCTATATCAGTTGAAACTGACAAGACTGAAAGCGAGAACCAAGTTTCAGGCGCTGTCGGGATTGATTTGGGGATAAAGACACTAGCCACACTCTCTGACGGGACTGTTTTCGAGAATCCGAAAACATACTACAAATATGATAAACAGCTCAGACGTGCTCAAAAGAGTTTATCCCGTAAGAAGAAGGGTAGTAAGAACAGAGCCAAAGCAAGATTGAGGATAGCTAAACTTCACTATAAGATTAAATGTGTGATAGATGACTACATACATAAAATGACACACTACATAGCTAACAACTATCATACTGTTGTACTTGAGGATTTGAATGTAAAGGGAATGCAGAAAAACAGACATTTAAGTAAAGCTGTTTCAAGAGCTAACTTTTACAAAATAAAACAATTCTTAGCCAGTAAATGTGAGGAAGTAAGGGTCATTGATAGATTCTTCCCTAGTTCAAAAATGTGTTCTAAGTGTGGGAAGATACAGGACATGCCTTTACATCAGAGAGTTTATAAATGTGATTGTGGTTTAACTCTCGATAGAGATTTGAATGCCGCAATTAACATACTAGGGCAGGGTTTGCCCAAAGCTAAGCCTGTGGAGACGAGAGCTCTGGCCTCAGCCTAGCTGAAGTGAAACTGTTGTCTGTGAAGCAGGAAATCAACATAAACGTTTAATGGGTTTAAAGGAGGCCCATTCAAACTTTTTATAAGTTTGATAAACCAGAAAAATGGACGATGATACTTTACTAAGAAGGTTCAAACAGATGCTTCTAGTTCATGGTGAGAATATCTCAGCTGCAAAGTATGATACATTAAAAGATAAAGATAAACCAGCAGGTAGGACTTTACGAAGGAGGTTTGGTTCTTGGCTTAAGGCCAAAAGGCTTGCCTTGGGGCAGGAAGCCCCTCAAGCACCAAAGATTTTACTATTTGATATTGAGACAGCTATGATGGAAGTATACGTCTGGGGTTTGTATCGACAAGCTATCCCCCCATCTAACATTATAGAAGATTGGTTTTGTCTTGGGTGGTCGGCGAAGTGGCTCTTCGACTCGGAGATTATGTCAGACATTCTCTCTCCAAAGGAGGCAATTGCCAAAGATGATAAGAGAATAATGAAAGGAATATGGAGTTTATTGGATGAGGCCGATGTCGCTATAGCGCATAATTGCTCTCGCTTTGATGTTAGGAAAGCTAATGCTCGTTTTATAAAACATGGTTTAATGCCACCAATGCCTTATCAAGTTGTAGATACCTTACAGGTTGTAAAAAGGTATTTTGCATTTTCGTCTTATACTCTTTCATATGTTTGTAATATGTTTGGTTTGTCTAATAAGCTAGATACATCCTACGACCTGTGGAAGAAATGCATTAAAGGAGATAGAGAAGCTCTAAAGTATATGGAGGAGTATAACAGGCAGGATGTAGTAGCATTAGAGGAACTGTATGTAAAATTAAGACCTTGGATTAAGAGTAGTATAAATACTGGGTTATATGTTGAATCTGATAAACCAGTCTGTCCTACATGTGGTAGTACTAATCTTGATTGGAGAGGATACTACTACACAAGTGTTAGTAAGTTTAGAGCATTTAGGTGTAATGAGTGTGGATCCATTGGGAGAGAAAGAATTTCAACTTTAAGTAAAGAAAAACGTAAAGCCTTAGTGACAACGGTAGCAAGGTAGGGAGGAAATAAATGGAAAAGGAGTATTTGGATGATAAAGAAAAAGAATCTTTTTATAAAGAGGTTAATGGGTTTATTGATGAAGTAAAAACTGCTACAGCTCTGAAGAAAGAGGAGGTAGATGAAATAATAAATCTAGTAAAGGGAGTCTATGAAAAGAAGAAGGATACTTCATAGGACAAGTAAGTCTTATGGCTCCAGAGATACCCCTTCACATCAGTCCGTGTCTAACATGGAGGGGTCATTCTCTAAGACGCTATCCTGGAAAGAATCACTTTCTTATCATACTGATGATATTTGTCAATAAGTTTGACTGTATAGGTTGTCCTACTGCAGCACTGTAACGGTTCTTTTTTTCTTTGCTTCTCATTCCAAAATATGCTCTGAGCAGAGCTGTAGGTGTTGCAATAACAGTTAACATTAAAGGCCAAGAATCTGCTAATGTCTTAATCATAGCTACTTGGTTGTTAAGCACAGCTACCATCCATATAGTAGAAAATGCAATTATGACAAAAGAAGTAACTTTTGCCATCATCATAGCGATTTGTGGCCTTGTTGATGCTCCTACCTTATCCACCTCAGCTAGAGATCCTTGTACTTGAGTCCAAGAGTTAATCTCTGCTATTTCAACATCATACTCTTTTGATAATAGCTGGACTTGTTGATCAGGTGGAAGAGTGTTCACTGCTTGTGTAATCTGAGTTCCTGTAGCTTCTGTAGGGAGTTTTTTATCTTTTGGTAGAAACTCATTAACTGCATCAATAATAAATCCACTTCCTGGTACTACGTTCCTAAGAACTGATGTACCTACCTTTGCTAAAATACTGCCTAATTTCATTTCACTTCTCCTTTCTACGGGCTAACTATTAATAATCCTTTATAGTTGCGAACATCTATATGAAGCCAGGGAACATTTTCTTCAATACAGGTTATGTATCGAAAATTTTCTCCCTTTTTAATATCCTGACGAATTTCTTCAGCTGTAACCTCTATAGGTTCAAGATCTATAGCCCGACCGAATCTATGTTGTGAATATACTGCTCCAACCCCACAATCAGGTGGACGCCAACCTCTATATTGGTGTCCCCCACCCCAGTACCAAGTATTAGCAAGCATTTTTCCATATCGTTTTCGTATACGGTCGGCAGAATACAGTATCCGCTCATCAAAGAGTTGCCATATTACCCAGGGTCTATTTTTTAATAACTCATATGTAGCTTTTGGAACTAACTCATAGAGCTTGAAAAATTTAGTGGTATAATCCATTTTCATATACACGCTCCTTTATCATGTTAGCGTTACAGACGCTGCTGTATTATCTGATGTCATAAACCAGAGAGTACCAGCAGTGCTCATATACATTGATCCTTTGCACGAAGCGTCAACAGCAGTAGCTGCTGCTTCGACAGATGCTTGGTTGTTTGCATCTCCAAACAGGAGGTATTGATGGCTGCCCATTTTTAGATGGCTGACGACTTTTATCGTATCAACGCTTGCAGAGTACATTTTGGAGTCGATGAGGCGGACGGCCTTTGTGTACAGATGTGGGAAACTAACGTCATTTGCACTGATTTCTGGAAAGCGATAATGTGGAGTGTAGTCTGTAACGATTTGAAAGGGCATACTATTCATAGTATCCCCCGAATAGTAGCTAGCGCTCATATTTGTTGTGGCGAGGGCAGATGTACCTAGAGTGATATTGATTTCTCCATCGTCATAAGAAACCGTTCCGCTTCCCCCACAGCTACCTGTCAACACACCGGCCCCGTCATCGGTGAATTTTTCTATACTAGCATTTATTGTAAGTTCACTTTGTATGACAGGCGTATGGTCTAGCGTACCAGAATAAACCCGTGTTGCAGTTGTTATCGAAGCAATATTTTCTGCTCGTGCAGTTTGATATGAGGTATTTGTATATCTGGAGCTCAGGGTTAATCTAGTAGCACTGTTTACTGCTGCGATGGAATAACACACTGCTTCAGAAGTTAGCTTAAAGAGATACCCTGATGAAACATGGGTATTAAAGGATGTCCCAGAACCAACAACTATACTGCTTCCAGCTCTTAGCTTTACGTTTCCAGTATTATAGACGGACAATGGTTTTCATCTCCTTTGTTTCTTTTTCAAATTGATAATAAAGTTCATAATTCATTTCCTTCTGTCAAGTCTTGATTTCTTGTAGTATCCTCGACCCTCTTCACGATATAGCCAGGCTTTGGTGAGTCTTTACAGTATGGGCAGGTGAATACCCCCATCTCCCTGCCCGATGGCATTTGAATGGGGATATAACCTCTGCCTTCGCAGTCTGGACACTTTTCAAATTGATGCTTAATCATTTTATCTGGTTTACAAAAACCACCAAAAATAGGTAGGTAGTTTTTGAAGGACGCCTTTCTTCATCCCTGTAAATAAACCAAACCCTTCGGTCGTTGAAGTAACTTGGTTTTATTATATGATACAGCAAAGTTGTCATCAAAAGAAGTCCTGAGTGTTATTGCTCTGGCTTTAAGACTTCTTATAGAGCCAATTATTTTACCCTTATTTCTGTTATAACTTTTGACAATGTCAAAATGTCTAAATCCATTCTTTTCTATACAGGTTTTTGTAGGGTTATCTTCCCAGACTTTAGTTCTTCTTGGTTTTACAATCCATTCAAGACTTTTAATGACAGGGTTTTTATCACAAACTATAGCAACGGCATCATTACTATGTGTTTTTGACAATCCTAAATTTAACCTTTTTGCTTTAGTTTCGTAACCAAGAACAGAACGATACAGTAATCCTAAAATTAATATTTGTTCCTTTAAATAATTTTTGCCCTGTTCAACTAAAGAAAACTGTTTACCCCATCTATATTTGGAATGGTTGAACTTAACTTCTTCAACTACTATACCAACAATATTAGCTCTTTTCATCATATCCCTTAAAAATCTCAAAATAGAATCTTTTCTGCACCGAATAGAATGTGGTAGTTTGTAACTAATTCGATTATTAAACCTTGGTTGTCTATATCTTAATTTCCTTGACCTTCGAGAACGTCTATAATTCCTCCTTTGTTCCATCAAACGTTTAACATCTTGCCTTAACTCAATTTGCCCTTTGAACACTGCTTCATTTGTTTTATCATTGATTACTGCAACACCAACATACTTTGCACCATCATCAATTCCAACTTTAAAAGAGCCAACCGGATTAGCAACAATCCGTTTTAACTGAATCGTGAACGGCATAACCTGAACCACCTTAGCCTTGCCATCTCGCAATAACCGTCTTGCCCTTGCTGACCGTGTAGGCAGACAGGGTTTCCCTTCTGTATCAACTACAAAGACTTTGACCTGTTTAGTTTGCATTTAAGCACTCCTTAAATAGTAATTTTTGCTCTCGGCAACGTTGTTCTCATAGAGCTTGCCACTGAGCCAATGACAAGGTATTTTGTGAGAACTAACATAGGACGCCACTTGATGGCAACAGTCCACTTACTACCGTCCTCAGCCTCGGAGCCCTTACCATTTCTGGTTATTTTTGATAAGTTTTGGTTATTTTTTATCAACTGCTGCTAAGCTCCCTACTATTATTATTTTCCTATCAACTGCTATTAGGCTCTTGATTCTACTCCTCAAATTTTATCACCTTTTCCAATCCACTTAGTTCAATTGGTGATATATTATTCGGTATATCGTTCGCATCAATAGTAATTCTTTCGCCTGGTACTTCCGCATCAACACTAAAAGCCTCATTCAACTCCTTATTAAATTTCTCTTCATTCTCACCCAGATCGTATGTCATTTCATTCTCAGGTGGATTATCAGGTATTTCAATTACAGGGTTGCCTTCTTTGTCTAATATAGGCTTTCCCTTACTATCCCGCTTTGTATATTTTGGTATGAACTTATCCAAAGGTCTTACCTTATATTCCCCTTTCTCATCCTTTAAGCAATATTTCTCTATCAGTTCTTTTCGTAGTTTCTCTGCAACCTCCAGAATTGGATTGAGTCTCGTAGATAATCTCATCAGCTTAATCTTTGCCTTCCCCGACATCCTCTCAGGCTGTATAGGATTGATGAGCTTTGACCAAGCAGAAGGTTCACCTGGGCGAACTGAAAATAACATTAAGTTACGTAGTTCATTATACGTTATCTTAATTTGGTTCTCATTGGTTTTAGTTGTGTCTTTACCTTTTTTTGTCATTTGCTCCCTCCTTTTGATTTATTAGTGGATTTTCTTTGACATTTATCTTTCTTCTTATCAAGCCAATGGTTATTATTCACTCTGTCTATATACTGTCTATAGGAATAGAATTTCACACCATAGAACTGCGACATCTTGCCTGATCTAATTTCAAAGATTCCTTTTTCTTTATTGAATACCCATAATTGAACATGACGTGCATCAGGACGTACAACCCAACCTTCTACAAAGATAATGGTACTTTTATCCTGTACTTTTTCTGCCTGTGTTAAAGCAGATATTAGACAATTTGTATTTGTAGCACAAGCAGAAAGTAAAAGAATAGAGATTACAAGTAAAAGTTTCTTCATATGTATCCTTCTAAAAACAGAATAGATGGATTTTTTAATGTATTTTATTTTTGGCATTGATTATCTCCTGCTTTTTAACTTTATCAATACTTATACCTTTACCTTTTTTACCTATCCATGCGTCCCGAAACTCTCTGTCTTGAGGTATTTCTGAGTCCTCAACATCTTCATATTCTACATCTTCAGGTGTAGCTTTGTCAAACACTCTTTTAAGCCATTGCTCTTCAGTTTCATCTCCTCGTTTAGACTTTAGAGCTGGATAAATTACTCCTACAGAGCCATCTGATTTATAAATTATTCGTACCTTCATTTTTATTGATCTCCTATTGCCATCAATGTTACAATATCTCCATCTCGTGCAACATTAGTCGTATCCCATACACCTATAGTGGTTGTTCCAACTGCCACAGAAATAATTCCGACACTTAAATTAGATCCGCCTGAGTGATGCGCTGCACCACTCACAGCATAAACACTATTAGCAAAATCAGTAGTCCATGTAATTGTGTAATTACCAGTTCCATTATCAGTAATTGAGCTTACGTTAAAACTGTCATTTATTGCGATTGTTCCAGTACCGTTGAAATTTATCCAAGCTTTAATAATATTATCTTTATAGAGGGCATTGGCTACAGGACTTCCTGAGGGAACACCAGAAGTGGTTACGTATCCAGAAAAGTAGGCATTTTTCCATCTGTTTGATGTCGTACCTAAATCAAGTTGATCTGTAGTTTGTGGCCTGAAAGCCTCATCTCCACCACTTAGTCTTGCTTCAGAAATATTGCCTCCAGCTCTTGCAACTAATGAAATATATCCAGAAGTAGAATCTGCTATATTATATAAGTGTGTATAATAATACTCATCATAATAAGCATTAAGAATAATACTATGATTGCTATCGAGATAGATATACTCAAATTCACTGGTTGTCTCTGTGACAGGATTATAGCCTATCCGAAGTCTCCCTTGATTGGCAGTCTCAGGCCATATACACAACCCCCTTGATATAGTTGAGGCTGCTCCCATATGATATATATCACCCCAGTTCAACAGAGAAGGATTTGTATCGCTCAGCCCAAAATTGACATCTCCACCAACCTCCAGTTTTATAGACCCTCCATTCTTAATCGTAATCGCATTTGCTTGCGCTGTGCTTAGAGATAATCCAGTGCCTTGAATATATTTTAGGTATTCATTAGAGCCATCACCGACATAAAATCGAGGAGTGCCTGCATTATACTCTAATTGTATTCCTTCATTCCCAAAAGTAGCATTCTTGATTGATATTTTCTTGTTCGATGCGTCAAGAATTATATTAGTTCCATTTGCTAAGGTAGTTGAAGAAAGTGTCCAGCCTCCTATTGTACCTGTTACAGCTTTTACACCAGTTGTATACCAATAATTGTTGGCATCAAGCCAGATGCCATCATTGCCTGAAGTGACATCAACACCAAACTTAGCAGTGCCTGCTGTTACGTTACCTGTGAATGTACCCCCAGAGGCATTTATTGTACCTGTAATAGTAGCATTAGACGCTGTGAAAGCTCCAGCAGCAGTAAGCTCAGTATTTACACCTTTCCAAGAGATATTTGTGCCATCAAACTTGAAATATTTATTACTCCCATCCCCCGCATAAAACTTCGCCCCGCTATCCCACATAATTTGTATGCCTGAGTTGCCAAAAGTATCATCTTTAATAGCAAAAAGCTCATTGTTAAGATCAAGCATACTTCCACTTGTGCCATCTACCCAATTTGTGGATTGAATTTTACCTGTGGTTATCTGGCTGCCACTTATCTTTGTGGCTTTGTTCCCTGCGGGATAGAGGAACAGAGCTTTGACTTCGGAGGGGGTGAGGGCACGGTTGTAGATGCGGACTTCGTCAAATACACCATCACTATAATAGGCATCTCGGTCATAATGATATCTACCAACAGCAACACCTATATTTCCAGACCACCTGACGTCGGTCGGAGAGGCAGTTCCTATAACCTCTCCATTCACATAGGCAGTAAATAGGTTTTCACTATCATCATAACAAACTCCGACAAAATACTTTGTTCCAGCCACAAAGTCGTAACTTAGAAAAAGAGTTCCATGTGTGGTTGCATTACTGGCGTATCCAATTCTAAGGTTGGCATCTTCTACGGAAAAACCCCATCCTGCTCTATCGGATCCTCCGCCATAGCGATATATAGATATCGAGTTACAAAGTGTGGAGAATGATTCAGGGGTAATCCACATGAATAAGCTTGTATCTCCTGATATAGCAAAAGCTTCCGTAGTGCCGTATTGGGAGGAGCCTGCTTCAAAATCTAAGGCTGTTCCCACTATTCCTGACACCCACGTAGGAGCATTGTAAAGAGTAAGACTCCGACTACTTCCTGAACCATCAACCGCAACACTTCCACTACCATCGTCAAATGCCCAATAGCCTACGAGGTCTTCGTCTGAAGGTAGATTGGCAAATGCGTCAACACCAAGTGTCAAGGTCGATGTCCCCGCATTCCATTGCAGAGGCCCAGAAGTTCCGCCAAGATAGAAATTGCCAGAATTATCCATGTAGGTCTTCCATGCTGAGGAGTCGTAATAACCAAGATAATCTGCGCCCATATATAACCCAGCACCAGAAGGAGCTACGTTAGACGCTGGTATTACTTTTGTAATCAATGCGCCTGAGCTATTCAGCCCTAATTCTACTTTATCTGTAGAGGCGTCTATTGTGGTGAGAGAATTGGAGAATTGAGCAGAAGTCTTGTCAGGATTTCCTGCAAGGGTTTGTGTTTCTCGTACTGTATCGCCACCAGCAGATAATGTACCACTGTAAATATCTCCTCTAAAATAACCTATCCGCTGTAACTCTATCTTCAGACTTGTAACATCTGTGGTAAAATTAAACTCAAGATAAGAATTTGTTCCATCGTCTGTTATACGAACTTGATTCCAATAAGCAGAAGAAGTATGATGTAAAACTGTAATTGAAGTCCCTGAACCCCAGTCATGAAACCATTGCACAGTTGTACATTGGGGTACAAAATCACCGCCTGTGGTATAAATAGAAACAATCTGTGAACCTCTACCTGCATTGCCGTCAATATGAGCTACTCTCCGCCAGCCTGTGCCATTTGAATCAGCGCTATTAACAAATCGTGTTGCATCTGCATTTGCTTCTACATCTGAAATATCAGAAGAACTAATTTGATTCGTTAAAGTAATTGAGCCTGTCATCGTAATATTACCAGATGTATCCCAGTTAAATTTCCCATCACCAGCTAACCAGCCTGAGCCATCAGTATTTAGCTGTGTCTTTACAGTTGTATTGTTTCGTAATTGCAATACGCCACTGGAGATACGAATATTACTCTTGGATGCTGCAACTTGCCCGATCGTCCATTCTGAGCTTTTTAGCTGTGCCTGTATTACATCTGAACTATCAAAGAACCGTATACCATTAGTGGGGTCGATAGTAATATAATCGGCAGCAGAATATTTTCCAAATGCTGCACCATAGGTATCAATTCCATAGCCATACAGTCCATTAAGGTTTCCAATTGCCCATGCCTCTGTCCAGTCATTATAGGTAGAAGAGTTTCTAATATTGCCTACAATAGTTGGGCCATAATCTGAGGATTCTTTTATGCCTCGCAGAGAATAAATGTCAATAAACCCATCGCCTGTAGTGCCAGTATTGAGAATGGCATCTCCTGCATACCACGTATTTGCCCCAGTACCATCAAGGTTTCTTGTTACACTATAGCTATATGGCCCCGATCCTCCTGCACTACTCGTTACAGCCATAAACTCAACCTTGCCATTCGCCTCCATGTATATGCGATCACCATTGGCGAGGTTGTTGTGTTTGACATAGATGGTAGTATCTCCAGTGCCAATATCAGAGGTCAATGTTGTAGTAGGTGCTACGACAATACGTCCACCTATGGTGGCTAATGTCTCCTGTGCTACAAGGGTCTCTACCCAAAGCTCGGCAGCATGAAGGGTGAGAAATTTCTTATTGATAAGACCGAGATTGAGATCATAGTTTGTGTTTGGATAGATGTCATTTCCTGTTGGATCGAATACAAAATCTCCTGTAGGTGAAACTGTGAGGTTGCCATTAGAATTCACTCTAAAATCTGCATAAACTGAATCATCAGAGTAGCTTAGCCTAAGTTGAGCCTGAGAGGTAGAGAGAGAGTCTATCTGTTTGCGGGGACTGTTTGTATTAACGCCAACCTTACCTGCAAAATAGTTATCTGCACAACTTGAAGCCTGATAAACTCCCCAATTATTTGTAGGCCCACTTGCGTTTACTATATAAATACCATAGGCATTATCAATAGTGCTGTTAGCTCCATAAAGCACTTCTGCATAAATGGCTCTGGCATCCTCTATAGTACCTGTAGGATCAGTAGAATATGTTCCTGCCCTAAACCACCCAGCATATTGGTCACTTAAAGTTCCTTGAAAATCGGCACCATCAACGAATATCTGAGAGTCTATGCCTACCCGATAACCAGAATCTTTTACTCCTGAAGAAATAGGTAAATCATACTCATTAAGAGAAATTCCTTTCTCGTATCTGGTAACATTGCTTGTAACAGTTGACCAATTAGGATCAAAAGAATAAGCCCTTCCTCCGCCAGAAAGAGTCCCCGTAGCGGATATTTTACCTATTCCTGTCAAGTTCTTGGAGTTGAGGTCGACATCCTGAACTGCGTTTGCGTAAGGTACAAAGATATTCCGAAAAACTTCACTGTTTGCAGGAATATCCCACCTTGCGGAGGTATTGCCTCGGTAGTAAATACGTACAGTAGGTGCATTCCCACCACCAGTAACTGAAGCATATATCTTTCCGACAATTCGTGAACCAGACTCTGGGATATAATCAGAGGTAAGAAGAAACGGAAGGACAAATGTATCCTTGTCCGTAACTTCGTTTGTAACTGAAGACGTTGCAATCAATACTTCAGATGTATCTGCTTTTCGCTCATACATCTTCCAGTACAGTTTCAAGGTTTTCGTACCCGTAGTTTTTTCTGCAGTAATATAAAAGTTGAAATTTCCGGTCAAGAGTATACTTGGCATGTCTCCTGCATCCGAAATCCATCCGCCAATATAATCATTATCACTTAGGTCAGCAGCCTCCAGATAAGTCTCGGCATCTTCGGATGGGATTAAGGAGCATAGTTTGTAGTCAGCAACCCCCGAACTTGTATCCAGCATGTAATAAGAAGCTCCAAGACTGGTAACAGAATAATCGACATATTCCTTTGTAACGATTTGCTGTAAACTTCCATTGCTATCGGTGGCAATATTAGAGGTCAACTCGCTGCCATTCCATTGGATTGCTGCATTCCCGCCTGTAGTTCTGCCAAGAATGAGTTGAACATTAACATCATCGAGATCGCTGTTCACTGTGAAGGTATTAGCAGATGTGCCATCTATAGAAGCTGAGCCACTGAATTCACCTGTAATATGCAAATTCCCTGCGCCATCATAACCTATGTAGTCGGCACTCGGATCACCGAAATGAAATTTCCATGCGCCTCCGCTATAGCCCTCAAAGATACCTGCGCCTGTAAGGTAATCTGTGGCATCGCCCATAGTAATGGCTGGGGTAGAGGAATCAAGAGTCATACTACCTGAAGAGAGATTATGTTCTGCTAAAGTCCATCCAGCAATTTTAGTCTGAGCATCAGATAGCTCAAAAATCATATTTGAGCTTGCATCATAGCCTACTAGGCCATAGGTATCTCCTGTAAAGTTGCCAATTTTTATTCGGTCAACACTAGATTTAGTAACTTTGATAAGAGGAGGGCTTGCAAATTGATCTGTAATATGAAGTTGTCCACTTACAAGCTCATCGGCGAGAAGTCTCGTGCTTGGTCTAAATTCATAAATTTGTGTAGGATTATTATTCTCATCATCAATATAAGCTCGGACGTACTTAGCCAAAAAGATAGTAGGCAAAATAGCAATGATTTTATTATCAGAGTCAGGGGTCGCTAACCAATAATTTGTTTGAGCATTTGCTTCTGAAGAACCTCTATTTACTAGTACAGAGTTAGTAGCAAGAGTATGATCTGACTCTCCTGAGAAATATGTCCAACTATCACTATCTTTACCCTTTAGAGCAAAATACAAACGACATGTGGAATCTACCCACAAGAGCATCTTCTCAAAGTCATGTTCTGTTGGATATTGATATTCGATGTATTGAAATGCGATTTTAACTCACTTCCTTCTTAAATTGATAATAAAGTTTACTTAGACATCCATGTCTTTTAGCTTTCTGTTTGGTCCCTGCTTTTACATATTCTAGAGTTAACTCCTTACTCAAATTGTAACACCTCCACTATCTCTAGTTCCATCGTAGAGTTCAGATAAAGTTCCAGAACCTGCTGATTTTGAGGCTATTAAAGCAAATATATTATCGGCCACTTGGTTGGAGGTTGCACTAGTAGTGGCTGCAGTAGCTGAGAGTTGGTTGTAGACATCTTTTGCTTTGACCTCTATTGTAATAGTAACCAAAGTTCCGTGACTGGTAATCTCTGAAGCTGTAAGAGTTCTTGTAAGAGTATTATCTTCTATATCTGCCCAACTTGACCACGAGTCTGATCCTACCCTTGTTCGATAATAATAACATTTAAGGTCAGTTTCAGTACTTTTTGTCCAACTAAAACTTACTCCAGATACAATAGATTTTGCGGAGAGGCCATTTATATTAGCAGGGATACTGTTACTAACTGGAAAATAAGTAGACCCTACAGACTCAATCATAGCTACATTTCTTGTATACAATATGAATATGAGAGAGCTGTATGGAGTGGCCTGAGCACAATCTTCTAGATTATTATCTAAGCTATAAGTATACTCTTCTGAGCTTACATATTCAGTTCTCAATAGATTTGCGGATGATACGCTGGTATGATACACCTCTACTTTGTATCCAGAAACAGAAAATGAAGTTGAGTACGAAGAGCCTACAGGATCCCACATTATTGTAACGTCTCTTCCATCGAACGTATGATCGTTTGGGTTAGCCCCTTTTATATGGATACCTGTCGGTGGACTCAGTAAATAATTATCTTTTTTTAGTTCATAAACAGCGTTAACTGGCCTACTACTTTTGAATTTTGTTCTACAAAAGAATCTAAAATAATAAGTATGATCTAGTTCTAAATTATTGTCTATGTACTTTGTTCCTCCTCTTTCAACTGGTATTGCTGCTATGGTTTCATACTGTAAATCGTTTGCATCTGACATTTGAACAATTATTTCAATAACATTACTGTCTCCCTGTGGTGGGTCTGCTTTAAGTATAAATCCTATTCCCTCAGCGATACTTGTACACCCTACAGATACATTAATTGGTTCTCCTGGTATTTCTAGTGGATTTGGCAATTGTGAATAGTCATCTTCTACCACTGTTATTGTGGGTTCACTAGAATAGAGACTGGAGAGATGCTCTAAAGCTGCTGCTTCAACTTCATTTTCTTTAAATCTAGCTGCTGATATTAATCTGAATTTCTTTATATAAGATGGAGATTTTCCAATAGCATATACAGCATCATCACAAGGATCTGTTGCAGGCCAAGATTTAACGGATATAGTTTGTTTTGAATCGTTTAGACTTAATCCACTAGCTTCTACTGTAGCAACAACAAAACTGTCTGTGTCTGTCTGGTATCTTATCAAGTAGGAAGCAGCAGAATCTGGGGTTGCAGTAAATGTATAAGCAGCATCTATAGTAATACTAGCATTAGTAGAATCATAATCTAATAATCTACCCCCTTGACCCCAAGATGGTAGATCATGTTGTACATATACTATATCTCCAGCTGTGGCATGTATCATATCTAAACCACATTTGAAGTTTATCATATGTGTGCAATTTGTTACTTTATTTAATTTCCATACTAATTCTCTCTCAGCTTTCCTTCTATTGGTTATACCTTTTAAACCTACTGTTCTTTCGTTTAATTTAGTGAGGGTAGTAGAAGTTGATCTTGCTATAAGTGATCTCATATCATAATTAGTATCTTCATCGGTATACTGACCTATTAACTTATAAGGTATCTCTGAAATAGGAGAAAAAGATTGTGAGAAACTTGTCATATTACTAGTTGTTAAAGTATGGATTGGGGTATCATCTGTATCAATAACGAAGTTAAATTGCCCATTGTACCATACAGGCCAACATCTGAATGAATCACATATTTCTATTAGAGCTGTGGGCGCAGACTGTCCACTTTCTAATACACCGTTCCATGTGTGATAATGTAGCTTGTTACTAGTGTCTGTAATAGATATATCTTCAATTACTCCTGAAAGATTAGTTGATGAGCCTGCATATCTTTCTACTGTAAGTTTTAAGAGGCTTAGTTCACTATGAGTGCATGTCCAAGTAAAGGAATGAGTCCCATCTCCTTTATTTGAGGAAGCTCCAACATAGGTGAAGTGTTTTGTTATTTGGTCAGGACTTATTCTAAAACCCACAGTGCAATTTGAGGATAGACTACTAAGTGTAATACTAAATGTATATTCTCTATCTATAATTAAAGGAGCAGATAATTTAATATAGAAGGAATATAACCATGCACCACTAAAAGTTATTGTCTTTGCGCTATTATCTATACTTATATTTTCAGAAGATGAAGTACCAAGAGATCTAATATTTTTATCAAATGTGTCTCCACCTTCATCCCACCAATCTAAATGATCTGGTTCTGTTGGATCATACTCTTTATGACATTCTTTAATAGCGGTGGTAATTCCTGTAGAATATAAATCGGTACTATTAATATACCTTCCAAGACCATATCTTGTATTAAGCATTAAATCCCTAACACACAACATGGCGTTGTTTGAATATTCTGTAGTCCAGGATGAACCATCCCATGTTCTTGCTTCCCCATCATATTCCCATCTATTATTATCAACACTCCAAAAATGATCATCAAAAGCTTCATCAGTACCACTTAAATCTGGTACAGGGATTTTGGTTCCTCTTACTAATGTAACTACATTAGGCGGGCTACCAGATAATTGTCCAGTAGCTTTTATTCTTAATCCTAATAGGGCAGTATTAGGATAAATAAACTCCCCCTGAACTACTTCTACAACTGATTTCAGAATCAAGTTATTTTCTTTCAACATAGAGGACGATTTACCGTCATCAGTTCTAGAAAGTTTAATTGTATATACATCTTTTCCATTTGCACCAGTAGTGCCTTCGTCTAAGAAGTTAATTGTTATAGAATTTCCTTTTCCAGTTTTTGTTTTACCTGTAAGATGTAAACTTTCAGTATCACCAGATTGAACTGAGGATATTGTAAATATATCATTAGCAGCTACATTATGTGTAAGTTTAACCAAGTAATCATTAACTAGAAATTGTGTATAACTGTGTGTTGTTTCTCCGTATACATAATGGCCACAGCCCCCCTCCTCTTCTGTAGAGCTCTTATAATATGCTGTTCTGCTCATAGACTGGGTTATAGATTTTGATTCTATTAAATTACTTGAACTATCATATATTTCTATATTTATTGTATATTCTACTCTTCGTTCTCCCTCTGTAAAATTTCTAAAGTTATTATTCAATATTTTAACAGTATATGTTGGGTCTTGAATATCTCCATATTTATATTCATCCTCTCTATATGTGGTACAAATACAATAGCTACTGGCATCTGCCATTGTACCTCCATCTCTAGTACCACTAACAGACGGAGACCATTTTTTAATAGCATAGGCATGAGCATTTTCTTCTGTTTCTGAATCATTCCAAAATTCTATTTTATAGCTAGCAGTTGCTGAGACAATATTTCCTCCAGAGGAGTCAAATAATGCTGGAGCTCTAACATTAACAGTAACCATATCAACTTCTTTGGTAGTTGTATATTTAATTCCATCAACGGTTAACTCTCTGCCATCATCAAATTGAATTCTTGCTCCATCAAAGTGTGGTATTTTATTTTGAACAGTTGGGTCATATGGATCATAATTACTCTCTGCTGTTCTAGTGTTAGTACCTTTCCTATACCACCATTCTACATCATTATATACTCTAAGTGGTTGGTCATCTATCTTTATTGCTGGGTCTTTATAGGTAGTGTCTCTTAGACTTTGATTAGATGTCGAACATACTTGTGTATGGTCAGCCTCTTGGCATATACCATCAATTTCTCCTTCACAAAGAGCTAATAGCATACATAAATAGCTATCTTCTCCATAACTCTCGGTGAATATAGATACTATGTTTCCTCCTACCGGATGTGTTCCATATACTATAGGTATAGGGGAGTCAGCTTTTGCTACGGTCTTTACACCGGACCAATTATATGTCTGGGTCTGTTTATCTCCGCTTATTGAAGGCATAGATGGGAGATCTGGTGTAAATAATAATTGAGATACACCACCAAGAGCCAATGCTGCACCTGTTGCAAATACGTATTTGGCAGCAAAAGGCAACCAAGCAGGATTTGCTACAGCAAGAGTCATTAAAGCTGCCCCTATCCCTATCTGGAGCCAACCCCCGCTAGTTCCTCCTTCTAAAGTAGGGGTTATAATGACTTTATCTTTTTTCTTTAACTCAAACATATGCCAGTTGTCTGGGTGGATGACTTTATTATTTACTGATATAGTGATCTTTTGATTAAGAATGGTATGGTAAATCTCAGAGTCTGAGCTAGTTCTGGCATATTCATAGACTGCAGAGAGGAGATTTCTCTTACTGATTTCTCTGAATTTAGATTTATCATCAAGTAAATTTTTAAATGTTACTTTGGGCATCCTTTAATCTTAGTCCTTTATATAGTTTGCTTTCCCAATAACCTGTTAACCGACTTATCTGTGAAGTAGTACCTTCCATTATATGGAGAAATTTATCATCATTTATGTATACCCCTATATGGTTGACAACTACTCTTCGTGAGGAGTTATAAAATAATAGAGCATCAAATATTTGATAAGGAGGATTTACTTCTACCCAATCTCCCCATATATTATCTAAGATATAGTTTCCACTATTTTTGTACCAATCTTGGGGGTATTGGAGTTCAGTGAAATCAGGAAGTGTAATTCCAAGTTCATTTTTATACACTAAAAAAAAAAGACCGAAACAGTCGACTCCAGAGAAGGATCTGCCAAGATTTTGGTAGGGTATACCTATATAGCGGTCAAATTGGGCCATTATGTTCCCCCCGCATTAGCTTCTTCTTTTGTCCATTTCACAATTCTATACCTTTTTTAATTATCATGCGACTATAATTGCTTTTTGGGGGATAGAAGGCCACCCCCCAAATCTGTAGGTATTTCCTCTTTCCCTGCATTGTTTCAGTGTACCATCACATGTGGGGAATGCTTCAGCATTAATATTACCGTCAGGATCACATTCCGTTCCCAAATAATTCCACGCACATTCTCTACTAAATTTTCTACCCGGAACTATAATATTCTTTATATTAAATTTAGGTTTACATATAAAAGTAACAGCTTGTTCATTGCTCGTGGTAGAGTCAATGTACATCTTTTCTTTTAAAACAGCATTGTGATCTGGTGAACTCCCTATATGCTTAGCTGTAGCTCCAGAAGGAAGATGCTTAGCAAAGCAGGTTAAAACATGTATTTCTCTACCTCGCAGATAATCATTATTTTGGATAACAGCTTCAACTGTTCTATCAGTATTAGGTATAGAAATTGACAGTTGGGGGATCTCCCCAGAGATATTGGTTTTTAGAGAATCTTGGCTAATGGGGAGTCCAATATATACTTGTTCTGTTGCAGTAACACTGCCATTAGAGTTGAGTTGGAAACCATATATATCTTGGTTGCCATTCCAATAATATAAAAAATCATGACCACTCTGACTAGCATTAATGACGTACATATTAATTACGAAGGTATTTTCAAGCTTTACTTGTTCCGCCTGGAATGTGGCTGTTACATCATATGCCATTGCTAACTTCCTTAAATCTTATATTTTGATATAAAATTTGCTTCCCCTGACCACATATACCCTGCATCTGTAGATGTGGCTACATTACCGTCTATAAAAACTGTTGGTGTAAAATCTGGAACTGAGTTAAAATAACATCGGTATAGAGGATAAAGTACTCCACTGGTTTTTGCATCAGCGGCTGTTAAATCTCCATAAGTCTCAGTGATTGTTATTGAAACCCCAGCAGATACACTGGATATACTCCCAATTTTGAATTTACTACCATCCCAAAGCATCCCATAATTAGAACGCTGATTAGCTACAGAGCTATAAATTCTTGTTCTTCCAATACTTATTGTCCATGTGCTACCATTATCCACAACATCTGAGGGAGTTTCCATAGAAGATATATCAGCAACATAGAAGGAATTTAATTCCCCTCCAACTTTGTTAATAAAGTGGTCGATTTCTTGCTTCTCTCTATCCCAAATGTCCTTATATTTGTAATTAATTGTAAGGTAGGGCAGAGCTTTTCTTCTAGTTGATATTATTTGGTTCTCATATGTGGTCTTAAGTGTTGGATAAATAGGGGCACTTTTACATCCTTGGTTTGGTTCAAAAAATGAGTATGAGAGACCTGTGGTATCTAAAGTTGCCGTTGAATCTGTCCCGTTGATTAATCCCATAGGAAATACACGCATCATCTGCCCCCTATCCTTTGCCACACAGGGCCTTGATTATCAATATCCTCCAAAACATGATTTATAACTACTCTTTTTCCATTAGCTCCTGCAGTGGCAGCTAATAAATCCCCTTCCGTTATAAAATTACCTATATAAATATCTCCTCCACCTTCTCTAACATAGCCTGATACTTCATCAGACTTAATATTCTCTTCAGGGATTATTAGTTCTCTGCCAGATTTGTTATCCCCAGCTAATGCTAACAATGTTGGTCTAGAAGTTATACCCCCACTAGAGAATTGCTTGAAAGCTTTTATCTCGGGGAGTATTCCTCCAGTTTTCTTTGGAAGAGTCCAACCTCCCCAGTTTGCATACCCCAAATCTCCTGGGGAAACTCCACCTGCATTACCACCTATATTAAATCCAGCCCAGCTCATACCTGCTTGTACAGCTCTTAGAGCTATCCACTGTATAATTGCTTTACGGATTTGATCAATTAAATCTTTAAAAAAGTCCTTGAATGCCTCTTTAAGATTATGGATTGGGTCTTCTAGATCATCAATTTCTTTTCTTAATCTAGCCATTTCCTCTGTGATCTCTTTTGCTCTTCCCTCATCTTCTTCAAAAAGATTATTATACTCTTTATTTAATTCTGCGAGCCTACCTTTAAGATTTTCAGCTTCTTGCTGTTGTTCTTGAAAGCCACCAGTTAGATCATATACTATATCTGTTAGACCTCCAGCTATGCCTCGTGCTGTCTGGACAGTTATATCAGAGATGAATTCGTTAACTGATTTAACTGAAGCTTCTATTTTTTTGTATGCATCATAAAGGGGATGCATAGCTCGTCTTTGTTTTTCAAGGTTTTCTGTGATTTCTATTTCTATTCGTCTTCTTTTATTATGTATTCTATCAACAGCATCAGCATCTTTTTTTACAAGCTCTTCTACAATGTCAAGATCTTTTAGTCTTATGTCTAGTCTATCTTTTTCTAACTTTAAAATTTCAATTGCTTCAGCATTTCCTATTTTAGCCAAAGAAATCTCTTTATCTTTAGCTATAAGTAGTTTATTGGTCTCAATAGTTTGTTGTCTCTTTAATTCTGCAATAGCTTGATTATGTATCTTCTCATCCCTAAGTAACTTTGCTGCCCTTGCTTCCTCTACCCCTCTAAGGGCTTTTTTCCCAGTTTCTAATACTCCTTCTCCTTTAATCCTACTTATTCTTAGTTCTAATTCTAATTGTTTAACTGCTATCTCATATTGTCTCTTACTTATAGCGAGCATCTTTTCTTCTTCATCACTGGTGACTCCTTTTAAAGCATATCTATCACTTTCTGCTTGAAGTTGCTTGTTCTCATAATCAAGATCTTCTTTCTGCATTTGGAGACTTTCAATAGTTTGTTTTGTTGCTGGGCCTGACCACTCTTTACGTAATCTAGCCAGTGTTCTTTCAAGAGCAATTCGCTCTTTCATTGCTTCTTCTAACAATTTGGCATTACCAACAATATTTGCATAAATTGGTATAGCTTTTGCTCTCTCTCTATTTAGGTCGGCTTCTCTGTCTTCAACTTTTTGAGTTGCTTTAGCAAGTAATTCCTCTGCTATAAGTATCCTTTCTTCAATAGCTAAATTAGTATCTGCCATTCTGACTTTTTTTTCTGCCAAAGTTTCGGTTATTTTTAAAGTAGTTGCTTCCTCCTTTTTTTTCTTTTTAGTTGCAATTTCTATATCATCAAGTATCTCTAATATTGCTTTCCAGTATTCTATTTCTTTCTTAGTCCAGCCCCAGCCTCCTTCTCTTGAGTATAATATAGCATCTTCCTTTAAGGCTATTTTTTCTCTTACTGATAAAAGTCTTATCTCGTCTCTCAAAAACTGATTAGGTTTACCAGTTGCAATATTAACTGCACCCAAAGGTCTAGTCTTAGCTAACCCTATTAGTCTCTGCTCAACTCTCTGCATATGTTTTGACTCAAACCAATCTGCTCCTTCTTTTAGAACGTCTTTGAGGTAACTTATAATACCTTCTGCTTCAGTTACGTATACTCTTAACCCTCCTAGAAACTGTTTCCATCTTCCACTTATTGTATCAAGTAATGTTTCTTCATTTTTTGCAAGAGCATCAGAATCTCTACTAATATCTGCCATAGCTTCACTAACTTCATCCCAATTTTTTATAAGAGTTATGAATGTAGGAGCACCACGTAGTCCTAGCCTTTCAAAAGCAGCAGCAACTTCAAATACAGAAGTTTTGCCTTTGCTTAATTTAGCACTTAATCTAGTCATTATATCCATAAAATCTAGAGGTTTATTTGGATCAATTGCTATATTAAATTCTCTTGAGAACTCATGTATTCCTCTAGACATCCTTGACCATACACTAACTAATGACCTACCTGCACGCCCCCCTTTTATCATATGATCATTCAGTACTCCAAGCATAGAAGTTAATTCAAGAAAGTTTACTCCTACTTTATCTGCCATCATAGAAGCTCTTTTGTAACCCATAGTTAATTCCTCAATTTCAACTTGGTGGGACTTCCATGTTGCAGCTATAACATTATTAATATACTGAAATTTCTCTTGTATAGTATTGACGTGAGTAATAGTATCCGCAAAATTATTATAGATTCCAGCTACTGCTTTTGTAACATCTCTAACATCGCCTTCTGTACCAACTATTAATGACATAGTTGAATCTAAAGCAGCTAAACTTTCTTCTGCAGTTAATCCAGCAGATCCTAATTGATATAAAGCTTCTCCAACATCTTTCCAACCTACTCCGTGTATTACGACTGCTGATTTCATTGCATCGGCATATGCCTCAGTAACCCTAGTTGTTGTCATCGTTTCTGATTGTGCAGTTCTCATGGCTCTAGCTAGTTGATACTGATAATCTACTAAGTCTTTTATTGCCTCTATTGTATTTCTATATATACTCCAGAACAAACGTAACTGTACAAACCATCTAGCACGATTTAGCATCCACTGTTTTGAAAATAGATATTCTCCTGCTTTTTGTTTTGCTAGTTCTTTATTATATCTCTTTAGTTCTTTAGTCTGCTCCTTAGTTAGCTTTGCTCCCCACCGTTGTCTAGCTAAAAGGTTTTTACCTATAGCTTCATTCATAGCTTCTACATTATATCCTTTTTCACGCTCTAGATAATATCTTCTATATGCTACAGTTAGTTTAAGTAGTGCTTCTCTTCTTCTTTTCATAAGAGCTTCAGGGCTTCTAGCTTCTGCACCCTTGGCTGCCCATTCAATTCTAGTTTGTCTTAGCTGGGCCTTTCTAAGATCTTCACCGAACCCTTTATATTCGTTTACTACCCTTTGTCTTGCACCCTTTAACGTATTGTATAATTTCTTAAACTCTGCTTCTGCATTCTTTTTTGATGTCTTTATACCACTAGTAAACCTGTTACTAAAGTCTTGTAAAGCTTTTGCAACTTCTGGAGTAGCTCTCTTCCATTTTTGTATATATTTGTTTAGTTCACTTATATCTGCAGAAGAGAACCATTGCCACATAGCTCGTCCACCTTTTGGTGCTCTACCTGCTACTTCTCCAAACCCAAATTTTTCTTTTAGATTTGCAAAGGTCGTAAGTTCAGATGCTAACTCTATTTTTCTCTTACCACCTAATTTGGCCCAATCTTTCATTATCTTTTCTGTTGACTTTTTGGATAATGCAGCAAACTTATTGATGTCTTTGGTGGTATCTTTCATAGCTGTAGCCCAGGATTTAAACACATCGTTTATTGCCTCTCTCGTTTTGCTGAGATGTTTTCTAGTAGCAGAAAAGGGATCTCCCTTTACTAATCCTTCAACTCTGATTTTAGCTATATCTTTTCTGAAGGTTTCTATGTTGGCTTTTGCAGCATTAAATCCATCTAGCAAGTGAGAGACATCTACGCCAACTCCGATCTGAATTCCACCAATTGAAACAGCCATATTTACTTGTTCATCTCCTTATAAAATGTTAATCCTTCTTTTCTCACACTATCCATTATTTTATCTTTACTTTGAATTATTCCTTGAGCAGCTTGTATTATCATTTCTTTTATGAGTTTTTCTCTCATTTCGTTAGACATTGGAAGTTCATCCGATTGAAAAGCAAATCGTCTACCACAATAAAAACCTTTTCCATTTTTATCTATTATAGATAATTTTATTTCTAGTCCATCTTTAAAAGTATCTTCTGCCACGACTTTACTCCTTATTAACATCTTTCTCTTTTTTAGGCAGCTCCCCCATTACAGGTATACCCAACCTCTGCAAAGAAACAACTGGATTTGTCATCTTGTTTTTCTTTTCAGTTTTTGTTTTGCTGTCCCAGTCTAATATTTTTAGAAAGTTATTCCATGTCTGCTGTTTTGATCTCATAGCATTTTTGTCACTACTTGGAGAAGTATAGACCAATGCGTTTGCTAGGATGATCGCATTCATTTTATCTGAGTCCATCTCCCTCTTTTTGCATTGCTCGTAAAACAGATAGACTTGGTCTACAGTATAAGTGTGGATTATATCATCAATAGAGTGATTGTGGTCAACTAAGGTCTGGAATATCTCACTGAGGGTTAACTTCTTCTGCTTCTTCGTCCTCTTCTCATCTATGCTAGGTTCAGAAGAGGACTGAGCCCGTTTTTTATGATCTCGGAGTTCTGTTGATAGATTACCATTGCTATTCTTATACCCTCTACCATACCCAACTCTTTAACCTCTTCTTCACTCTTATTTAGTGTAATAGAGATTATCTTAAGAACTTCTGGGCTAGCAATAGTAAACAATCTTGCTATGGTAGAATAGGGGATTATATTACTCTCAAAGTTGAAGTCTATTTTCTTCTCCTCTACCTTATCAAGCACACGCTCCAGTAAGACAGATAGATCAAACAACTTTCCAAAAGACCAAGGCTTGATTGTTATATCACCAACCTTAGCTTCTGGGAACAGTATTTGCTCCTCACTCTTCTTTTTTGTATCCCCAGTCTGGGGTTTCTTCTGGTTTTCGACCTGGGGTACTTCTTGAGATATTTTGTCTTCCGACATTTTCGTCCTCCAACTTAGGTTTCTTCTTCAAGGGTTTTTCTACTACGTGGATGGCTCCGCAATAACTACATTGCCAGGTGCTTACGTCTTCTGATATTCCTGCATCCCCTCCACATACATCACAAATTACACTTTTCATAATCATATTCACCTCTGTTTATTGTGCGGTTGGAGCAGTATTGTTGCTCCAACCACATAGAATCTGTTAGAATGCTGCTGTCATCATCACTCCATAGTGAGCACTTAATATAGGACTTGCTTCGTTAGTTGGAGTCCAGTCATAATATAGAACATCAAGAGCCATAGGACCACTCCAAAAATCTTCAATATTCATTGCAAGATTTCCGTCTGGACGAAGCATAACTTTAGGAATCATATACACAAAATCCCTGCCTATATCTGTATGAAAATATACCTGTGCACTACCAATTTGTTTTGCATTTTCTAAAACTGTAAATGAGTTGGCTACAGAAGCAGTGGTATTGTGTCCTAAGAAAAACCGTCTTAAATTAGCCTCATTCATTTCATCAAACGTGAATGGTATAGTTAAATTCTTTGTAGAGGCAATTATATGATCTTTCCTTCTATCTCCATCAGCTGTAGTAATAAAATGCTCTAGGAATGTTACATCAGGAGCAAGTTCTGCTGTAACAATATTACCCAAATTCTTTGTAGTAGTTCTGAAGTCGCTTCCTGCACCAGTAGTAGTCCCTTTATCTAAATCAGTATCAGCTACAGTAGCAGAGAAATATAGGTCGATTCCGCCTATAGTATAATTTGACAGTTTATTATCACAAAGTCATTTAAACTTTGTTTCTTATAGTTACCTATAAGCTTGGACTATATCATCATCCTATTTATAGGATGCAGGGCACTCGTGTCGTCATTACTCTCCCCGCTATGCGGTAGGAGTCGGACGTTAGTCTCTGAACCTTCAAGGAAATTACTTTCCAAGCTTGGCTGCTGATTGTCCCCTTGTGGGGGAGATCCCAGCAATTCACCCCGTTTTTCAATATCTCTTTCAAGATAAGGCGACCCTATTGATCGCTTATTGTCGACATTTATTTTTCACCTTCCTTTTTATTTGTTTTAATATTGAGGTGTATTTTTAATATACACCTCAATTTATATGTTATATTTATGCTGCACCTGTAAACGGGCTGCCTATTGTGGTTCTTTCAAACAGTTTGTTATCACAGAATCATTTAAATTCTATTTCTATATATTACTATATAGCTCGGACTATATCTTCATCCTATTTATAGGATGCAGGGCACTCGT